ATACAAAGAACACTTTACGAGTGGAGCCTACACGCTCGCTCACTAACTTATGTAGTTCTGTTCCGTGTCCCTCAACAAATTGAAATAATACAAGTGTGTTGCCTTTTAGTTTTTGGCACATGTCTGCAATGAACCCGTTTCGTCGTTGTGAAGAAATGATCCACTTGATTTCGTCTTGGTACTTGGCTCGCTTGACTGCAAGTCTGTCTTCTGCGGGATAGTTCAACACCAAGCAATCAATTTTTAGATCGCTTAGGATTTTCTTCTCCATGAGTTCTTTGGTCTTGGTGACTTCGTATGCACGACCAAACAGCCCTTCAAGTACGAGGCGATGTGTCTGTGTGCCGTCTAGTGTGCCTGTTGTGCCTACACGGAATGGGCAGGTCTTGAGTTTGGTCATAATAGAGGTAAGCGACTTGGCTTTGAACAGGTGAGCCTCGTCACCAACCACCGCACCAAACTGCTGAAAGTATTTTTCATTCTGCTTGAACACGCTTTGCCATGTGGAAATGACCACACGCTTGTCTGTGGTTTTGGTTGCACCTGCTAGAATCTTGTGGCAGTTCTGATTCACCCGCCAATTGTTGTCATACGAGTAATCAATAAAGTCGGAATACATCTGCTCTACGAGAGACACCGTAGGCACAAGAATGAGTATCTTTTTGCCCTTTGGAATCTTATCCAAATAGTAACGAATCAGGGAGTAGATAATGAGACTCTTACCACTGCCTGTGGGAGACAAGAGCAAGCACCGTTCCTTCTCTATGGCGTGGTGCACGGCATTTATTTGGTGATCGTGGGCTTGGGCTTTCTTGCCTCCCACACAAACCTGTAAGAAATCCTCTATAAATTTTCTTACAGTTTCAGGTGTGGTTTTGACCTGATTGGTGTTGGGCATGGAGATGCTGTAGCCACGCTCATTGGCAAATTTTTCAATGTATTCGGCAAGCCCACCGTATATCTGTTGTGTGTGGATGTTGTACAGGCATATCTCACCGTTCCACATACGGGAACGATAAGCAGGCATGAACTTGTAACCGGGAACCTTGAATGTAAAGTAATCAGCCAACTCTTTGGCTATACCACGCTCACATCCGACGCGAAGCCAAACCGAGTCAACTATGTTTACATCAAGGTCTACCATTACTTTAGTGTTTCTTGTGTTATCACAGTTCCACCGAAACGAATAGATTCGCTGCTGCCCAAATCTCCACTCCAACCAACCACATCCACTCCTGAATCGTGCATCATCTGAAGCCCTGCACGAACAGACCCTTCCCATTTTGGTGCAGTCATTTCCACAAGCCTCCGCAGAGTCACAACCCTCTTGATGCCAAATTCAATTATTGCACGGGCACACTCTGCACACGAAGCCCATGTGCAGTACATATGAAGCCCTGCTGTGGGAAGCCCGTTCTTTAACGCTTTGAATATCACAGATCGTTCTGCGTGTTCTGTGCAGTAGTTTTTTGATTCAATCGTCAAATTGTCTCCTGTGAGGCGAACGGATTCAGGAATCCTGTTCCACGCAGCCAAAACAATTCCGCCACCACCGGGAACCACAAGAGCAGCACCCACCTGTGTGCGTGGATCAGTAGAGTGTTTGACAGCAATGCCCCACACATCCTGTAGGTGCATACGATCAATCCACCAATTTAATCGGTCTTCTCGGAGCAGATTACTGTCCATTGACAAACTTTCTCCACTCAATTGCATTACGAATCTTCCAGTGGCGATTGTTCAACTCCTTGACTATCTCTTCAAGCAGCCCAATCTTTTCCCGCTGGTAATACACCTTCTGCTTGGCTTTCACAATATCTGCATCTGCGTTCAGATACATGTCTAGATCGTTACGCAAAATCTTGAGATTGAAAGGCTCCCATCCACGAGCAGCCAATTGCTCTTCACTCATCTTGCCTGTGTAGTACTCCCACTTGTCGCGTAGGATCACAGCCACATCGTTCTCGTAGCGAGCGAGGCATAGACGCTCTTCCATGAGAAAGTTCAGATACTTGTTGTGGAGTTGTGGAATCCGTAGTGACTCCGCATCCAATGCAGAATCGTCAATACGGGTGTCCTTTTCCAATTCTTTGCGAATATCGTCTAGGGTCATAAACAAACCTCCATCGGAGGAGTATACACGAGATTCTATAGAAGTCAAGCGGAAGTATTTGTCAAAAATATTATAACACCTCTATGTCAAAACTGCGATACTTGAAAGTGCAGTTTGCCACAAAGGGTTCAGGATCAATCACGGTGGAACTAAAATCAACCGAAGATAGGCTGCGTGGATACAGGTCATGGAATGTAATATTCATCTTGGGATTCTTGGTGGAATTCAAAATTACTAGGTTGGCTGTGGTCACATGAGTATTTGAAGGCTTGAACTCGTTGTAGTTCTCCACATTGGTCATAGATCGCATCCAATTAAATATTTCAAGATAGTTGCCCATCTGCTCGTCTATTACAAAACCCATATTCAATTCGTCAAAATCTAATTTGGACGGACGAGAAATCTGTTGGAACGGGGTGGGCATTATCACTTCGCTCATGTTCACGGTCGGAAGCGAAACGCTCTGACAAAAGAAAGACACCTTGGGAAGCCGTGCAATACTGAACCGATAATAGGTCGGCAGCAGCGGATTCATGTATTGAGGATATCGGCTAAGAATGCCGTCCTCAATAGTTGTGAAATCAAATGGTTCGCCTTTAGCCATGTGCAAGTATTTAGACACCAAAAGAAAAGGGGGAGAGGTTTGATCCTCTCCCCCAAGTCTTCAGTTTACTTCAACTATTACGATGCAACACCGTGTAGGTTGTCTACGCGGAAGATGCGGTAATACTTGTTGGTGCGGGTGTTTAGACGACCACCACCATAAGTAGTACCTTCAGCGAAGGGGTTCGCAACCATGCCGTAGCGGGTCTTGAACGCCATTCTTGGCTGGAAGGTTGCAGTATCAACTGCACGCATCATTTGTAGCGGGACATAGGGGCAGTAGAAGATACCAGCATCGTATGGGCTGGTTCCCTTATATCCGACGCACACGAAGTTTCCGTTGCTAGTAGCACCAGTGTCGATGTAAGGATCAATGTAGACCTTGATCTTGCCGTTGAGTGTACCAGCAAAGGTGTTGCCAGTGTCATCAACATCAAGGTTGACATTTAGTGCAGGGCTGATGTTGAGGAATCCGCCCATTGCGAGAGCAGAAGCAACATCTGCCGAGCAGATGATGAAGTTGCCCTTGCCACGACGGGTATCCTTGGCGATCTGGTTGCACTCACGCTCAATCTGGAACATGAGTCCACGGAACTTCTCAGCACTCCAACGACCGTCAGAGTCCTGAATGAGATCGTATACACCACCGTACTTGGTAGAAGCAGCGGCGGAAATACCACCAACTACTGTCTTGTAGTACAGGTCGCTCTGCTGTGCACCGAGTTTAGCAGTGCGGTAGATGGTACGAACCACTTCGCGGTTGATTTCAGACAGAATTTCTGTGCTGAGAATGTTGGCGAGTTCGGTTTCTGCGTCTAGACCGTGAACAGCCTTGAGGTCTTGTGCGAGTTCAACGCTGTAAGAAGCAGCGAGGGCACGGGTGTTGGCTTGTACTGCAACACGCTCAATGCTGAAGCCCATTTCGTTGGGAGTGAGATTCTCGCCAACAGAGGTCTTCATACCGACACCTTGGGTCAGACCGCTAGCAGAGGTCGGATCGTCTGAAGAACGAGAAAGCAGAGGATCAACAAATCCAAAGTTTCCGCCTAGAGCACCAGTTGCACCGCTACCAGCAGCACCAAGAGTTGCACCGCTGAATTCAGGAGCAGCAGTACCGCCTGAGAATGCAGAATCGACTTCGTTGAAGAGTGCTTCTTCACCAAAGGTGTTGTTTGCAGCAGCAGCGTACTTGCTACGCATTGCGAAAATTAGACCGGTGGGAGCAGACATTGCCTGAACGCCACAGATGTCGTAAGCCATTAGGTTTGGCATAGCACGACGAACGAGTTGGATCAGGATTGGATCGTAACCCTTGATGTTACCTTCACCACCGATTACGGGGGACATACCACCGCTGGCAATGTTGGTTGGGGCTGCTTCGGCTAGCATCTGCTGACGAACTGCCTTCTCCTGATTCTCTAGGAGGGTGGCAGTTACAGCACGACGGTGCGGATCTGCGATTGGGGCCATATCGGCGTGATCTAGAACAGGCTTCCACTTGCGGAGAGCGTGTTCAGTTAGCATCTTGTTCTCTTCCATTTTAGTGACTCCTTTGGGTTTTAACAGTCGGAATTGACTGGAAAGTGTGAATTGAAAAAGTAAATTAGTCCTTGCTCTTGCTCATGGACTTGAGGTACGCCTCCATGAGCGGAGAAGCCTCTTCGGAACCTTCCTCGTAGGACTCTTCAAGAGACTCCTCTTCGGTGGCGGTTTCGGTTGTGGTTCCGATCTTCTCAATGTTCTCGCGGAGAACAGAGAGTTTCTCGGCAAACTGCTCTACGGACTCAAACTCAACGCTCTCAGCGAGATCGCGTAGTTTCTGAGTCTCGGTGTCGGTTAGCCCTTCGGCTAGTTCGCGGAACAGGAGTTCGCAACGGAGTTGTTCGCACTCTTCGTTGATCTCCATGTTCTTGGAAACCTGCTCGTCTAGTTCACTCTTGAGGCTCTCGTAGTCCTCAACGGTGGACTCAAACAGATCAAGTTTCTCTTCGGGAATTTCAATGTACGACTCGGCAAACACGCCCTTGAGACGCTCAATGAATCCTTCGGTGATCTCGGTGCGAAGACCGTTGGCTACTGCAAGACGGTTCTCCTGCATCCACTCTTCCACCACATAGTTGAGGTACTCGTCAATACGCTCAACCATTTCTTCGGTGACGGCGAGGGTGTGCTCTTCTAGGAGAGTCTCGTACTTGCCCTGTAGTTCCTCTTCGATCTCGCTTGTGCGAGAAGCGAGTTGAGCCTCAAACAAGGTTGCAGCCTCGCTCATAAACTCTTCGCTGAGTTCCTTGCCAGCGAACAAGGTTTCAATGCTCTCCTTCATGGAGGGCTTCTCTACCTTGCCGTTGGCATCGCTCTTCTTAGCCTTGATGGTTCCCATGTTCTTGCCAGCGTTGGCGTTGTGGGGTTCAGCAATCTTCTGACCCTTCTTGTTTGCGTCATGGGCAATATCAGTGCTAGAGAAATCAGAAGCGGCTTCCTTCATGGACTTCTTGGAAGGCGTTTCGTCTTCCTCTTCGTCCTCCTCTTCCTCTTCTTCAGAGTCTTCCTCTTCTTCGTCCTTCTTGCTTTTCTTGGAGAACTTCTTGTACTTGTCCTCAGAGGCATCATCGTCCACATAAGTGCCTTCTTCTAGTTCACCTTCGTACTCCTCTTCCACGATCTCCTCCTCAACAACCTCTTCTTCGGCTTCGATAGCCTCGGTGGGTTCTTCGGTGGGTTCGGGGTTCTCTGCGAGGAAGCCTTCGCCTAGAATTACCTTCTTGATTACATCTTCGATCTTTTCGTTAGCCATGACTGGAGTTCTCCTTTGAAATATGTAGACGCTTCAGAGTTTTGAGATGAAGTCTTTGAAGAGGCGAATTGCCTGTTCTTCTAGTTTGCGTGATGGGGTATTTTTAATTACTTTCTTGTAATTTTCAATAACCACTGGTTTGAGAACCCCGTTATCCCAAATCCATTCCTTGCCTTCCATAATACCGTTCACAAACGCATTAGGTGCGGAGGGATCAGCCACCACATCTACTGCTGCCAGCATGAAGTCTTCCTGTACCACATTGACTCCATCTTGTTCCTTCAGGCTTCCCATGCCTCGGGACGAAACGCCTAGTTTGGCTCCTTCGTCAATCAGATTCTTTACAATCTTGCCGTAGGGGGTGTCCATGATCTTGGCTTCGCCAATGATCTGCTTGCCGTCTACAGACAAGTTCTTGATGATGTGGGACACACGCTCTAGGTTTACGGTTGGACCTTCGGGATGTCCGAGTTCACCCATAGCACGGTTCTGCTTCACATACTCGGTGTTGTAGCGACCGATTTCTTTTTCCATGATCTCGCCGGGATACATTCTACCGTTACGGTTCTTGGTATCCGACTCCATGAATACACCCTTAATGAAATAATTCTTCTGACCGTTCTTGTCTTCGGTCAGAACTTGGATTTCGCTCTGGGTTGTTTCGGTTATGAGTTTCATGGATTTCAATAAGAATCGCTATCGGTTACGGTGCTAGCCTTTCCACTCTTCTTGGAGGCAGTCTTGGTCTTGGTGGACTTCTCTTCCTCTGCCTCTTCGTACATGGAAGGCTTTTCTTCCTTGGACTTCTTCTTGTTCTTCTTAGCCTCTTCGTCCTGATCGTGGCTGTACATTCCCATCTTCTTGTCTTCGCTGAATAGTTCAGCAGCAATACCCACACGCTCTTCGTCTAGAAGGAGCGAAGCCTTGGCGTATAGAGCATTGAAAACGCACTCTTTAGCGTCCACATAGTTCTTCTCTAGCAGGGCTTTTACGATCTTTTTGTTGTTGTCCATAGGTTCTCCTTGTCAGACCTTATTTATTTAGTATTCCCTGTATTTCTCGTGAATCGGGGTTATTCTTTAGGATTTCCGAATTCGTCTTCGTCTTCATCGCCACCAACGATTTCCCCGATTGTGACTTCTGGTTCAGCAGGAGTTTCTGCGGTTTGGGGTGCACCGGCTGCTCCTTCAGGGGCAGCCCCAACAGCCCCAACAGGGGTCATTTCGCCCTCTGGAGCCACAATCTTACCCTCTGCCATTTCTTTCTTGATGGCATCATCAATTTCTTCAATATCTTCCGCAGTCTGTTTCAAAATATTGCGACGCACAAAGTCTCGGGAATAGTACTTGCCCACAAAGTCTTCGGCATCCCGTGCAGTCTGTAGACGATCCTTGAGCACTTCGCTTTCCTTGAGTTCGGAGAAGTGGGAGTCCTTGTTGAACTTGAATGCAATCTTGGGTTCAATATCCTTCCACTCGTCGTCACGAATAATACCCTTGAGCACCAATTGGGTATGCAGAAGATTGAGGAATACTTCAGAGAACTTCATACGGAGCCGTTCCACAAACTTGAAGAACTTTACTTCGTCGCGGCTAATCTCTGAAGCACGACCAATGTTGAAACCTGTACTTTCTTCTAGACGAGAAGTAGGCACATTAAGAGACTGGAACAGTTTCTTCTGGAAATACTTGACATCTTCCATCTCGCCAAGATTCTGACCACCCTGTAGAGTGCTGACTTCTGTGCCCTTGCCGCCTTCACGACGAGGCATCCAAAAGTCTTCAAGCATAGACAGGTGCTTACGGGTATCAGTCATTTCTCCTGTGTTGGGATCGTACATGAGTTTGTTACGATACCGCTGCATAAGCCCACGCACATACTCTTCAGCCTTTTGCTTGGGTAGATTGCCCACATCCACATAGAAAATACGGCGTTCAGGAGCACGGGCTAGACGGTAAATAATTACTGCATCTTCAATCATTCGCAACTGATTGAGTGCCTTGATAGCCTTGTGCAGATATCCCACGATCTTTTTGCGACGAGAATCGTACAGACCGCTGTGAACAAAACAAATAGAATCAGGGTTGATTTTGAGTCCGTCAAGCGTCATGGTAGATGACGCTTGATCTTGTTCGGTATAAATGTAAAACTCTTCTATTTCAGAAACAAGGTTGATGCCTAGCGGAATGTTTTGTGTTTTCCCGCCACTGGTATTTGCTGCGAGTGGCTTCTTCTTTACCTTACGAACCTTACGGATCTTTGTTGGATCAATAGGACGCAGTTCAAGAATGCCCTTCTTGCGGTTCTTCTCGTCAATAATGATGTGGTAATAGATTCGGCTGTCCACATACCACTTACGGAACACTTCGTATCCACGACGGGTAAACTCCAGCAGTTGAAGCACTTCGTGGAATTCTTCTTCAATTTTATCTTTGATTGCCTTGCTTTGCTTGACTGAAGACACATCAATCTTTACTGCATCTAGTGTGTCGTTGTAAACAATGCTCTCGTTGCAAATATCTGCAATAGCACTTTCCACTTCAGGGTGGAGTGCCATTTCACGATACTTGTAGATGAGTTCAATGTCAGACTTTACAGAACCGTCAAAGTCAACATACGCACCAAAGTATCCGCCCACTTCAATCGGTGTGGCTCCGTCATCGTAATCGGGTGGCACAAAAGAAACGGGCTTCTTGAGGATTTCCTCCGCAGAAGCCGCGTCTCTGCCATCCTTTTTACCGATGCTAAAGCCGAACAGGTTGATAGCCATAATATAATTACCTTTTCAAAAGGGCTTCAGAAGCCCTGACCGAAGTTGATACCAAGACCTTGTAGTACGGCTCCTAGACCGCTTCCACCTGTAGAGGGTACTGCTGCACCGGGTGCTGCCTCCCACCACGAGTAGTTTAGGGTTACGGGGAATTCAGCAATCTGATCGTTGTTCTCGTAAGACAGATCAATGCTGCCTACATCGCTGGGGAAGCAGCCGATGAAATTGTAGGTGCGGACTGCTTCGCCGTCACGATGGAGTTGAGTAACCGACCAAGTAGGCATGAACTCCATGAAGTTACGGGGAGCGGTGTTAGCAGTGTGCTGATTGAAGATTGCACTCCAAGCCTCAAAGGCTGAACGGAGAGCAAGATTGGTGTCAGAGATGACTGTGAGCGACCAATCAGCAAACGAACGATCACCGGGCAGTTTGATACGGCGACCACGATACGGAACTTCAATAGTTCCGAGCGAGGACGCAGGAATCTGTGCTGCTTTTACCAAGAAAGAAATTGCTCGGTTATCCGCATAACCCGGAATAGACCCGTTCACTACGAACAGGTTTGTGCGAGCACCACCGCCAGCGAAGGCGTTTACGAACCCTGAAATATTGTTTGTTGGTTCTACTGGCATTAGGAATTACTCCTTTTCTCTCTCTTATCTATACGATCAGCCGCCAACTTCGCTGAAGTTTACGCCTGTCTTGGTGGCGATAAAGTTCAACTGGATGAAGTTGATGCTGCGAGTGGGCTTGACGAAGATATCGGCTACGAACTCGTTACGATCAATGACTTCGCCGGTGTTGTTGGTTTCATCGCATACCACCTTGAAATCGGTGATGCCGCGACGCTGTTGAACCGTCTTGAGGAACGGAACCACCAAGTTCTTGAACTGTGCCCGTGTGAAGGCATCGTTCTGCTCAAACAGGAAGAACTTGCTTGCGGTGGCAATTGCTTTCTCAAGAATGATGAACAGGCGACGAACATTGATGCGATCAAAGGCAGAGGGCTTGGTCTGCATGGTCTTATCACCGTACAGAATTACGCCTTCACCGGGGAACGATACGACAGGGTTTACCTGACGGGTATACAGTTCATCGCGGTGTGCTTCGCTGCTTGGGTTATAAGCCAACTTGACCACGCTCTTGACCTGTCCACGATTGAACCCTGCGGGCGAGAACCACGCTTCGTTGGTGAACTCGGTGCGAGCAACTAGACCTGCAATGTCTGCGTTGAGCGGAACAAGACGGACTAGGTTGTTGTAGGTGTCAAGTTGATACTTCCAACCGCTATCAAGTACAGCGTATGAAGAGTTTACATTGAATGTGCTGTCGCGGAAGGTCTTGATGTTGTTGAGAGCCTCGTATGGCAGTTTGTTCTCTACATTGCTTTGAGTTGGAGAGACGAATGCCATGCAGTCTAGACGCTTTTCACAAACTTGCTGAACGATGAGTTGAGCAAGAGTTGCAGAGGCGTTACCGCAAGGCAGTAGCGAAACATCAACGGTGTCTGCGTCTTGGAATAGACTCCAACCGCTAGACCAACGCTCGCTGTCGTTTGGTGCGGCAGATACAGCACCAGTTAGTCCTAGAGAATTTACTCCCTGACCAACAGCGGAAGTTACGCTCAGGTCTGGTCCTATCAGATTCAGACTTGAGAAGTTTTGAGTTGCCTGATAACCCGCACCAGCATTGTTACCGTAAAGGTCTGCACAAAGTGCCCAAACATAATCGGACTGATCGTTGATTACTGTGCGATAGTAGTTGCTGCTTCCGTCAAACTTGCGAGCATCGGTTGCACGAGATAGACCCTCAAACTTCTCAAGAAGGGTGTTTGCTGTTCCAGTCCACTTTCCTTCTTTGTCTAGAACTAGAACATTGATTATGTCGTTTGCACCACCTGCATCAGTAGCGTATGCAGATGTTGTTGCACCTGTTGAGACATACTTCGAATATACACTCTTGATGCTTAGTGTGTTGCCAGCAGCCTGAGTCTTTGGCAGGATGCTGTCGATAAGAACACGAACAACGGTTGGGCCACCTGATGCTAGAGTGTAACCACTGGTAACTCCGAAGAAGTCTCCAAATGTGGCAGTTACACCGAACAGTCCACCGCCAGTGGTTAGTGCTTTCTGCACTCCACTTACGGTTACTGTAGTGCCGTCTTCAAATACAATGTCGTCACCCTTGGCAAAGTACAGATATTTGCTGCTGGTTCCGGTGACGATATCCATATAAGTAGCACCAATGTTGGCGGCTGCACCTAGTGTATAACCAGTTGTGGTTCCGTTTCCGTTAGTGACTACTACCTTGATGCTGTTTCCAAGAACTCCCGGATACTTTGACGCAAAAAGCACACCGTTTGTAGCCTGTGTGTTTGCAGAAGCACCTTCGTTTGCATTGAAATCTGTAGTGTTATTGATGTCAAATGCACTCTGATATGTTGCACCACTCTTGGTTACATGAGAGTTCTTTGCGGCAGAACCAACTACACGCACCACTTGGCAGTTGTTGCCGTATTGCAGGAAGTTAGCCGCAGTGAAGAAGTCCACATAGTTGTTATTGTCGGGCTTCTGGAAAATGTTGGCTAGTTCACGCTCATTGGCAACAGTCACGATTTCGTTGACTGGGCCCCAATGGAAATAACCCGCGAATCCACCGGGTGTGGTGGCTACAGCGGGAACGATTGTGGTCAGGTCGATTTCTTTGATGCTTACGCCGGGGCTTACTCTAAATCCCATTGTGGTGTCTCCTTCGTCTGTGAAGCACGGGGGTTTGGTGTCGTTACTTCTACTCTTATGTATTATTTGGATATTTCTGCCGTACCGCCCGACCCGTTCCCATATTTAGCCGTTCAGTCGCCCCAATTCCACGCCGTTCCGCTGCCGTCCGTGAACGAAGTTGGGTCGCTTCCGTCGTCCACAAAGCCAAAAGGGGTCATTTCTTCTTCCAAATTTTTCATTTGGTCTTCGTACAGATCACGCCGAATATCGCTGCCCGTGATGTCCTTGAAGTACGCTTGGGTTGTGAGCCACCCAAACAGCACCAGCGTCATCACTAAATCGTCGTTGTGGTTGTCTTCGGCTTCGTAGGAATCGCCTTTAGCCACAAACGAACAGAACTCGTCCACCACACCAAAGTCTTCAACAATCAGTTTAGTGTCTTCAATCAAATTTTTGAGAATGGCACACCCGATACGCTTTACCGCTGTGGATGTCTTGACACCTTTCATAGCCGAGCCACCACGCCCGAAGCCACCGTTCACCACTTGCCCTTTGCGTCCCTGCATCTGGACATAGATGATGTTGTCGTATTCCATATCATCGTGGAGAATGTCTGCTATCTGCTGCCCGATGTCGTTGATCTCTACCAGTACGAATGCGTTGTTGTACTGCCGTGCCACAGGGTAGATGGCATTAGGATACAACATGGGAGCCAACTGGTTGTTGCGGAAGGTGGCTACGAGCCTGTACGGCATCTGTGTGACATCTATAACGGTAAACGCATGGTAGTCCTGTCCCACACCACGAGAAGTGTCCACCACGGTCACATACTTGTGGTTAGGTTGTGGCTTGGCATATACCCGTAGCCCCTCACTATTGAAATATTCAGGAGTGCGGTACACAAGACATTTTAGTTTTTCAGGATGGATCAGAGTGTGAACCGATCCCAAGAATTCAGTTTCAAACTCGGTGCGGAACTGCTCTTCAGAGGTGTTGGCAATGGTTTGCTTTTTCCATTCCTCGTCTCGTCCGGGTACATCGCTCCAATGCACCTCAATAGGATAGTATTCGTTCTTGCCTTCTTCGCCTGTTCTTTTATTTGCATTTACCCACAGGCGGTAGAACATGTTCAAGCCCTTTGGGGTTGACACAATAATCACTTTGGTTTCTTTACCGCTTGTGATAGTGGGATACACGGACGAGAAAAACTCTTCTGCTACATTCTGTGGCACATACGCAAACTCGTCCAACATGATGCAGTTGTACGAACCACCACGAACAGCAGATGACGAAGTAGCGGCTGCAAGCACTTTGGAGCCGTTTTCAAGCACAATTGAGCCTTTGTTCCATTCCACCACGCCCTGCTGCAACCATGTGGGCAGATACTCGTAGGCTAGTTTTAGGCGACCAAGCAGTTCACGGGCAGTAGCCAGTTTGTTAGCGAGGATGGCTACACTCATGTTCTGATTGAACAGGATATAGTGCAGCAGGAATGAAATCATGGTTGTAGACTTACCGCTCTGACGAGGCATCTTGCAGATCACGAAACGGTTCTTGTGAACTGCCTCAATCATGTCCTCTTGGAACTCATACGGTTCAAACGGAACCAAGCCCTTGTCAAGCGACACAATTTTCACATAGTGCTTGATGAAATATAGAGGGTCTTGAGAACACTTCACATACTCCTCAATCTGCTTGGGAGTAAAGTTGATATTGACTCCAGCCGCTTTCAGGTTGGAGTTGCCAAGATACTTTTGACTCTTGTTCATGTGCCGCCCTCTGGCTGTACATCAATAAAGGCTTTGGTGCTGGATCGTGCAGAGTTTATTATGTCCTGCAATTCACGAGTCGATCCCACATAGATGGCATTGTTTGTGGTGTGGTTGTTTGTGGTGTTGTTTTCAGTCTTGCGAATCGTCTTTACCTTGTCGTGCAAGTCTAGCAGATCACGATTGGTTTCTGAAAGGGTCTTTATCATTTGGGCTACCACCTCATACGCACGAGGAGAGTCACCTTCTTGGGCTACAGCAATCACACCGTCCAGTGCGTTCTTGCCTGCTTCTACAAGTTCTCGCAGGTTCTTGCGAGCCGTCTCGTAGTCGTGTGTAAGGTCTTTTGCCAAGCCTTCATCAGTCAGGGGCGGTGTTTGCACCTTGACCATAGGCATGGGTGCAGAAGGCACAATGGCTACGCTGTCTGCTGTGTTTCCAACCCCTAGAACGCTTTCAATATGAGAAAACCCGTCACTCATAAATTATTCCTTTATCCTGTAGTGCCTGTCAGCCCTGTTGTTCCCAACCAATCAACCGTTACACCGGCTGCAAGTGTAGAGTTGTTTTGATACTCGTAAATCTTGGCATATGGAGTGTAGTTGTACTTGGCTGAACTTGCACCGCTTGGGCCAGTAATACCAACAAATACTTTGGAATCTGTTCCCGTAACTCCACCGAGTGTATTTCCTCCAGTGAAACTTGGAAAGTAATTGAAATCGTAAATCTTGGCATCCACTTTGCGAATCTCGCTATAACTGCGAACATTACCAAAGATGTAGGACTTCATGGTGAAGTTGAGGGTAAAGATAATGCTACGACGGTTTTGAAAATCGCCTTCGTAGTCCTCTTCAGAAGACACAGAGTTCAAGTAGATGGGCACATCTACTTTGGTGTTCACCGCATCAAAGTTGATGGTGGCTACAAACTCGGGAGCAAAATACGGAAGAATCTGCTCTATGATCTGTAGCCCGTCGTCCATGTTTCGCACATACACATACAGCCCAAAGTCAATGTTGTATGGAACTTCGGAAAATGTGTACTTTACACCAGACGAAGTACTGTCTCGCACAATGTTTCGCTGGCTGCTGTTTCGTTTTCGTGTGGGATCGTATGCAAATCCTGTGATTTCAAATGCCATTCGGGGCAGGGTAATCTGCATGGGATTCTGTAGATACGGATCGCCTGCAATACGCACTTTATATTTTTCTTTGGGTGCATACGCTAGAGGAACCTCAATGTACTTGGTTCCGCTGCTCTCGGTGCGTGATATCTTGATTTGGTTGAATATAGCACCAAATGCAACCACCATTCGTCTGATGGACTGATTATAGAACTGTGTAAACATCAGTACTGTCCTTCAGAGAACGGATCTTTCTCTGTGAAATCAAAGATGTTGTCACGATTGGCTTCAAGATCAATGGCTTCGTTGTCTTGGATATTTGCGTTGGTTGTGCGGGTATCGGTGTCACTTATAGCAGTAATTGTGGAAGACGCACCGCTTGTTCTGCCTATTACGATATCACCAATATCAAAAACGCCTTTTGTGACATTCACAGTCAAGTAGTAGACATTTTCAGCGGTATCGGTTACTGCGTCTACCCTACCAACTGCATGGGGAGAAGACGAACTACCAGCGTAGACCTCTTCACCAACCGTGAATGCTTTAGCCGAACTGGTAATGGTAAACCGCTTCTTGTAAGTGGCAACTGCCTGAACTGCTGCATCCATATCGCTTTCGCCTGTGTCAATTTCTTCTTGTGTGTACTTGAAGGCTTCGCAATACAGTTTGAAAGAGTAACGCTGACCCAGTGGATAGAACGGGTTGTCGTGCTCCACAAACTTGATCTCAAACAGATTATACGGATAGTCAAAATAGATCAAGTCACCTTCACGGGGGCGACCCATATCACGAATGGTTGCGTTGTGTGACATGACTTCAAGAAAGCGTCGCTTGGACACAATAAAAGTACAGTTCTCACGAATGTCCAAACCAAAACGAGTCATGTCACTTTCGCCGTCAAACCCCTCTGCGTTCTCCATGTACATTTCAATACGGTTGGCATCCTTGAACTTGGACACCTCTTCACCAAGAATCTTGTCGTCCACAACCGTTTCTCGCGGAATGTACACCATCTCGTGACCGTGAATCTTGATGGCTTCGGTCGTGAGTGATTCTAGTAGGTTCTGCTCGCCTACATTGTTCCTGCGAAAATACGGGTTTACTGCCATGCTTTATCCTGTAATGAAATCGGGCGGCAACTGATACCGTGTCTCAATTTCTTCTTCTAGTTTGGCGATCTGCTCTTGTGCTTCTTCGTAAATCTTTGTGCCGTTGAATGTAACATTACCGGGGAGAGGCATACCCTCGTACTTGGACAGGTTGGCTCCCCACTGCCGTTTGATAAGAGCGGTAGAGTATTTCTTTAGCCAAATGTCGTCGTAAATTTCGGTTGCTGTTTGTGGATCGTTGGCACTGTACGCTTCAATCATCAGGTAAGTGCCAGCGGTCATGTCTGTGGTTGTCGCATCAATATACAGTTTGTTGCTGACACGATTGAACCGTATTTGCTTTTCAGGATCAAGCAACTGCTCTAACATCTCAATATACTGCATGGTGGACACATAGTAGTTCAGGTTGGTCTGCCCTGTACGCAATCCGTAAAAATCGTTGAGTGCCAACTGGTAGCGAATATTGAAGATGTTGTGGGTTGTCAGGTTGAAACCCATATGAAATATACGATTGATGGTCAGAATAGACGGATCAATAGGATCAGTATTGATCCACTTTCGGGAGATGTCTTCTGCTGTCAGGCTATAGGTGTAATACATCTTCATTCCACCGTCGTGGTGGAAATTAGCGTAATACTCAAGGGCTTCGTCTATGCGATCTTCTACCTGTGAGTCTTCCACATTGACTTCAATCACAGGCTGTCCCAATGCACGAAGGCAATAGTCTTTTAGTTCTTGGCGAGTATGTGGGCGAGCCATGCAGTCTCCTTTTCAAGTATTTAGGAGATACGCACGGTCGCTATTCTCCGTTTTCAGCCTGTAGACGCTGCACTAGAATGGCTAGTTCAGGTTCTCGGCTGCACCATCGGTCACACCCCGCATCGTCTTTTCGGAGATACAGGGTATTGTCTCCATCGGTTATGTAGTGGCGTACACCCTTTTCATATACTCGTGTGTGAAACCCAAAAGGAACGCTGTAGTCGCCACACACTTTTAAAAAATCATCCCACGAGTACTCTCTCCCGTTTAGAACCACTTTGCTGTGCCCATAATGTATAAGAGAGATGGACATGGGAGATTATGGTGCGTATTCTACAGGAGTTTTCTCTACACTTATATTCCAATAATTTTCAGGTGAACGAGCGGTTTTTGTTGCAATAGAAATTGGGCTAATGAACAGGGATTGGTTGCCTGAAGCAGCAAGTTTACTCACCAAACCTGAAGCAGTTGTTCCCACGAGCAATTTCAGAGCACCGAATGTGGCTTGAGCATCAATCCTATTAGAAACTGCTGTAAAAGAAGTGTTGGCTGCGTTGTAATATGTCAGCACATCTTTGTAGAGATTCACGGCATCTGCTGTGGCAAAATTGTAATAGACCCCATAAGAATCGGCTACAGAAACAGGAGCAGTGCTTCCGGCTACTATGATGGCATCGTAAATATTTTTTAGATAATTCAAATTGGCTTCTAGCGGAGTGTATGTGAAAGAATTTGGATAAGTGGAGCCGCTGTATAGATTCTTGAAATCTCCGCTGCTTCCACTTGAACCGTACATGGTAAGCCCAAGATAGTATCTGAAAGTGTAATCGTTCAGGTTCTTTCGGTATTGCTTGGCTGCTGTTAGCCCTGTAGACAATTCTGTGACAGCCGTAGGAATCCAACACGCACCGCTGTCGTAACCAAAAATGTAACCAGCGGAACTGCCTGCGGCTGCATGACCACCACACACTCCACTAAAAGCGGGTTTCCATTGGTTTGAAGCGGTGACACCTATACATCCGTATGTGTATAGACTACCTCCTGCAAATGCCACATTGCTAGTCATCTTGTTTGAAGTATCGCAGGGGAAATATGATGTTCCGATTGGGCCATCCATACTTAGATAAAACACAGTATAGTAACCAGCGTCTTGATGTACGCTCGGAACGGGTGCTGTACTTCCGTGTTGGAAGCCACGAAGTGCTTCAAGAGTGGTTCCTGCACTGATGATAATATCGTCCAACCATCCCTTGAACGGCTTCTTGCCGCTTCCACCACATCCAAGATAAACAGAGGATTGTGATCCACGAATAGAACCTGTTGCACCAGTATATTTTTGTACTTGATTTCCGTTCCAATACGAACTGACTGCTGCACTGTTTCCAGCATTTGTATATGCCACAGCAAAATGATGCCATTCGTTTAGGGTAACTCCCACAGGGGACACATTCATATTGTGGTCAAATCCTGTAGAAGTTGTGTTTGCTGCGGTTGAGAAATGGAACTGAAAACGAGAAGACGAGTAGTCATATTCAAGACGGAACGAATCGCTTGTGCTTCCGCTAACTCCATCTGGGCTACGAGTGATTATGATTGGATCGTATGCAGAAGTGGGAGAAGTTTCCATATACACCCAACCAGAAACCAAGAAATAAGTAGCAGAAGAAATTCCTGGAAGTGATATGCCTGCGGCAGCGGTATCGGTATCCAAATACGATCCCTTGAACTGTGCTGCTCCCGATCCCACATATCCTGTGGCTCCTATTGTTCCAACTGTTGGATTGTACTCGGTTGCAGTAGTACCGCTCAAAGTCAAGTAATTGATTACTTGTGGTGTTATGGTGGATTGAAACACCAACTCGGTGGGAATGAAAACTCCGTATCCGCTTCCGTCTATCTTTTGTTCGGCTAGAGGAAACACAGAAACAGCCTTATTGTACCTGCCCTGTCCTTCTTCCAAAGTGACTCCATAAAAATCAATTACTTCTGGTATAGTAGAGTCTACAATAAAAATATTTGTATCATTTGTAGAAAAATTTTTGGCATCATAGTCGGAAGACAATACACCAGTTTGTCCGTTTCCATTTAGTTGTAACAGTTTTTTTGCCATTTTACTCTTCTATTTATAGTTCTGGTGGTATAAATTTACAAGTTCCTTGTGATGTCATTATGATGGGTATAGGATAAACAGCATTCCAAGAACCTGCTGGAATAGTGGATGGACTCGTATCTGGGTGCATCCATTTCGCCCATTCTCCGCGATTGGGTTTTGGTTGCGTAGCAGTTGAGATGTAACCATCACCACTCGCTTCAAAATTTTTGTTGCCGTCTGCTGCCGAACCATCTGAAATTTTGTTTGCAACTCCTGCCCATTTTCCGTAAACAGGATAATTCGGTTGAGCACCTGTTCCGTTATTTGGAAAACCACCAAAACTTGCACCCCTTAAACTGTCCCACCATTGGTAATATTTATTGCTTGAATTTACATTATAATTTGCAAAAGGATTGGCTTGTGTAAAGTTGGTAAGTGGAACTCGTGTTGCAATTTTTGCATTAGAATTTCCTGTGATATCCGCAACATGTGCCCACGAATACAGGTTATTTACTCCTATTTCTTGAGAGGCATAAGTGGTTAAGGTGTAAAGGGGTAGTGGATAAACTGAAGAACTGTCAAACAATCGCACTTTACCACAACTTCCTATAGTCAAAGATAACTGATATGGCCACAAACCGGTTGAAGCAGCAGCCTCCGTAAATGTGGCAACATTTCCTATATTTCCTGCTGAAGTTGCTACGCCATTCACTGTTGTGGGCACAAAATACGATTGTGCATTGTTATATCTAGAAAACCCTTCTGTGATTCCTGTGTTCCACCCGTCACACATGGACACTCGATGCCCACTGTTTATGGGGTAGTAGAGTCCACCGTCTACGCCGAAGGTGCTACCAACAGAAGCATTGAATGGTCTTCCGTAGTAACTAGAATTCGTTTCCAGCAACAACATTCCAGAATAGTTGAAAGAATATCTAACTGCGTTTAATGCTATACTTCCACCACACAAAGTATGGGAGACGGCATAAGAGCCTGCTCCAAACCCAAGACTTATGCCTGAATATGTGCTGAACGCATGGCTTGTAAATGGCCAACAAAGAGCAACCAAATTTCCATCTTGATAAATTTTTGAGTTTTGTGTGGCTCTTATTGCGTGGTTTTGTCCGTCATAAACATTACCATAACTAGAAGAATATCCTCTTGAAAACCATTGTTGATTTTTAGATATAACATTTCCTAACCGTGCTTCAGATCCCAAATCAACGACTATGGAACCATCTGCTACTTCAGACACAACTATGGAAGCCTGTCCTCTAGGACGACACGACAGCCTACTGCTTTCACTAATTCTTAAACCACGCCTACCACCTTTTACGACCATCAATTTATTGATGTACAGTTCAGAATTATTGTAAACATGAACAGGATATAGTCCAGAATTTTTAAATCCGCTCCAACCATTACTCCATCCAAACTGCATATCCTGACAAGCGTTTGATGTGGTAGTTCCAGAAATGGTGCTACCATTTTGACCAGAGAATTGGCTTCGATTTCTGTGAAGTGTTATTCCACTTAAAAAATTTGTTCCCTCAGAGTCGCTGTATGCACGGAAATATAGAGTGCAACCGTCTGTTGAGAGGAATTTAACCCAATCGTCCGATTCGTGCATATTCACATTGCCCATCTTATATCCGTAGACTATAACTCTTTGCTGATAGATGGGTTGTCCGTTTCCGTATGCGGCAGAATTGCTCCATATCGAACCGCTATATCCAGCACCTAATCCATAAGGAGAAGCAGTTGTAAACTTAGTAACAGTTGGTTGACCAATACTGAAAACTCTACCGAGAGTAATACCAGTAGAAGTACTGGAAAAATCTGCACTAATAGTAATATTTCGATAAATAGATGAATTGAAAGATTCTACATTATAAAAACCAGCACTGAGTCCACTGGTAGAACCTGGATATACAGGAACATTAAAAGACATATTAAACATTGGGAGTCCGCCAACAGCAGATGTCCAAAAATGACCCAAAGAAACTTTACTGTTGTTGGAAGCCTTTATTGCATTTCCAACATAACTCACAGTCTGAATCCATATACTACTATCTGTCAAATAACGACCAAGAGGATTTGATCTGCTTCCGCCAGCAATTTTATCGTTTGGCGGATCGTATTGTGGTATATCAGCACCCTCAAGGAAATTGATCTGGGAATTGTTACACAAGATTCCGTTAATCATATGGGAAGCAGTAATCAATGGAGTATTATACAAGTATCCATCTACTCCTGGAGCATTAACATTAGAAACTCCAGCAGAATGTCCCGGATGATTATCAGAAAATGCGTAATCCAACCCGTAACCGTCCCATCTAGTAACTTTGCTGTTCACGCAGTTCAAAACAGACATATACCCCAAAGCACCAATATGTGCAATTCCTATTTCAGAATCTTCAACATTCAATAGATGGGGTCTTGGAGAAAGAGTATCGCTATTTGCTTCAGTAAGAGAAAAAGTACTAGAATATGTTCCAGCAGTTGCTCCTAACGGACCAGTTGCACCAAGAGGATACTGTTCTGTAAATCCGTCAATTCTTGCATTTACAAACATCAAATTCCTGATGGCTTTTAATTTTCCACCACGAATATTTAGAGGAGACTTGGATTCAAATGCGTATGGTGTAGAAGACCCATAGTATGTGTGACGAATCACAACTGGGAAATTGGTTACAAGATGAACATCATCGCTGATGTGTGTGACTCCACTTGGGCGAGAAGGATATGTGAATCCACTAGAAACTGTTGGTGCGTTGTTCCATGCAGTAAGCCCGTAGTATCCGTTTGGTTCACTATATTGGGCTTCAGGATAAGAAGAAGCCATTCCACCCCAAGACACATTGTTTCCTAGCCCACTTGGAATTCTTCCAGCATTTCCACTGGCATCAGACATTCCAACCAATCCAGTTTGACTGTTTCCAACAAAACTTGGAACTCGGGTATCCACATTTGCATTTTTAAACACAAGACTCAAAGCATCAACAGAACCAGTAGCACCAGAAATTTTTGCAAGTCCAAGAATTCCATCACCTTCTTCATACGGCAATTTGTGGTTAAAGAAGTGGTTTCCAATACTCTGTGTCATGGTTCTAGAACTATTAAGTGATATACTGTACTTAGTGTCTTCAAAAGCCGAACTGCTACCTGCTGCGGTTGAATACAGATCAGAATAGTAGTCATGCGAACCTAGACTGGCATTTGAAATTGCAACATATCCACCAACATCTTCTGCTGTAAACCCGTGTGCTGTGCCGCCGTCTCTGCTCCACAGATAAACATCACCCGTGTGTCCGTAACCACTAAATTTGCTCAAGTCCCATTGGTAGTTTGCAACCTGCCACAAATACCTTTGTTTTACAGCAGCAGCATCTCCCTGAATTATAATATTTCCACCCTGTGGATGGTACAGATTATCGGGCCAATCACTCGCAGATGTAGAGGTGTAAATTCCTTTTTGGAACTGAATAGTTAGTGTTGCATTTCCAAATATTGTATATTTTTGTGCTTCTGCCCAAGCCTTTGCTAGCGTGGCAAAAGGCTTGGCAAGAGTTCCGTTACCAGTGGTATCGTTTCCCAGAGTAAGTCCTGTCCATGTGGAGGTAGAACCAGTTTTTCCTCTACCATCAGGAGCAATATAGATGGTGGTGTCCTCTGCAATAACCTTGAGGTTTTGCAGGGGGTTGTTGGACGGTGACGGTATTGGGGAAAAGTCTGGCATATGTGGTTATTTATAGGAGTTATGCTAGCCGTTGAATGTATCCGTATCCTGACCCAAGCGGTGTATTATTTCCAGTTCCACGAACACCATAAGTGTCGTATTCAGCGTATCCAAAAACATAGCCTGACATTGCTGTAACTGTATCTGATCCTACTGTTGTGGCACTAGGATTGAGAGTCGGAGGAATTACAAAAGCGGTCCACCCACCCCCCCAATTGCTAACTGCACCTTTTATTGTTTCTATGGCATTATTACTCATCTTCCAATGCAAGTTTATTTTTCCACCTTTCCCATCATCAGTCGTACCCGTACCCCACAACTGATCGTCACTAGCAATATGTAAATACTTACCTGTTGGAACTGTCCATACTTTAGCCATATAATTGGTGGGATCGTTGTCATAAGCACTGTTTGTATTTTCCACCCATTGTCCGTAAACAAACCAAGTTCCAGCAGGAATTCCATTAGATGTTATACCACCACTAGATGCAAAATAAAATGGTTGAACATACCCAACCGCTCCCGGAGTGGTATTGCTTGGTTTCACCATCACATTCGTAGCACCACCAAAATCTCCAACCTTGAGAGTGCCGTTCACATCAAGAGACGCACCTGGAGTGCCTGTGTGGATTCCTACATTCCCTAAATTGTTAACATACAATCTGGTTTGTGAGGATGTGTCATTTTGTCCACGAGTAGCAAGTTGCCATTCAGTATACTTTAGTGATTGAGTGCTGTACCCATTAAAACCAAAATATCCAACGGTTGTTCCGTCTTGTTTGGTGGAGATAAAGAAAGCATCGTCCTTGTTGTTGGTTATTTGGCTTCCACCAACACTCAGTATTAGTGGATTTCTGCTAGTGTTATTTGTGTCACCAGAGAACAGGATGTCACCTGGGTTTCCACTGCCGTATATCCGCATCCGCTCTGTGCCTGTCTTGGATGTCTCGCCGCCGTTGGTGTAGAACACCAAGTCGCCACCGCTTGCACCACTCAGCAGTTCGCTGCGGAGCGAATTGGAGTCGGTGGAACGAATCAGGAGGTTACTGTACGGCAGGTCAACCCCGTCAATGATGGCTGCACGGGTGTACGGCTTGGCTTTAATGATGTAACGAACTGCCAGATACGGTGGCATGTTGTTGTGGGGGGTGTTGGAGCCAGTATCAGAGATAAAGACAGGATACTCGGAAGCAGCCGTACCAACATTAACCTGTAGTTCACCTGCACCTGCGGTACGAGCAAGTGCCGTTGTCAGAGTTCCGAAAAGAGCGTGATCGTGGGCAGGCATCTCTGCAATTGTGAGTTGATGCCGATCTTCTCCACCCATTGCTCCAAGAGCGATTGGGCCATATTGTCCAGTAATATGAATATAAGGATTATCGCCTTCTGCACCAGCAGCATCAGAATCCGTACTCATTACGCCGATAGGAGTTCGCCCAGACAGATCGGGAACATTAAACGCAAGAACTTGCACAGTATTGATACTGGCAACGCCTCTGTCTGTTTTTGCATCTGCTCCGCTAATCACACGAACCGCTGAAGCAGCAGGATTAGGATTGGTGTTGGAACCCAATCCCTGAACAAAAAAGTTAGGCATTATGAATCTGCGTGTGTTGCTTGGTCCAGTAGCAGTCCATTTAGGAAGTATTTGAACCTGAAGCCCATATGCTCCACCGTCATGCCCAACGCCTTTAGACACAACTAATCCGTATACATCCCATGTGTTTTCGTGAGACGCTACATCCGTTCCATTCAGAGTTCCCCAAGGGGTGGAACTAGGATTAGTCAGAGTTCCAGCCGCAGCATTATTGTGATTTTTTACAAATACATAGTCACCAACTTGGGTTGCGGTGTGAATCGAAGCCGATCCAGCACTCAAAGAAATACTTACAATGTGCCCGTAAATAGGAGCACGATCACCTGTGGTGTAGCACAGTTTAGAATACAATTCAGTATACGAACCTATAGAGTAGGTTCCACCATTGCACTCCAACCATGTATCAGGAATGCTTGTGCCTGCAAACGGCATGATTGTGCCCACAGGCTGAATCTCGTCTATTCCAATGGTGGACGATCCGCCAATCTGTGTGCCCAAGTAGTTGTTCAGCACAAAGCCGTTCAGGGTGGGGTGGCGTGTAACCACAGGCTTCACAACGGTTCCCAAAGCACTGGGTGGATTGTGGGTCAAGCCGCCTGCACACACTCCCGACAGGAAAAGTACTGGATACGAAATGCCTGCAAACTGGGGCAGATCAATGTAGCCACCGTAAGTAAGTTCAAAAGTGTTGGTGTCTACTTTGGCACTCACAATACCCAACACTTCAGCGTTAACAGCAGAGTCCGCTTGTGCTCGCACATACGAGGGCGATCCGTTGTTCCACCGAAGCACATCACCCACAGTAAAGCCGTGAGACGCAAGAGAAATGCTCTCTTTCAGAGTTCTGGCTGTTGCTGCACCGCCTGTTAATACGAGTGATGATCCCATGTGTGTGTTCCTTTTATCAGCCTACTACTATAAAACTAACATCTGCTATGAGATTGTAATCCGTAGAATCTGTTGAATTGTCCCAAATAGTATAATAGAATTCTGTGGTTGTGTTAGCATAAGTATCATGCCCATCGGCTACACTCAATCCAGCAACTGGTGCTCCCAGAGTCAGAGTTGAACCGATTGGACTTATTGTGTTGGCTTTAAGAGTGCTCATGTGTGTATTTACCCCACGAAAATTACAGTAACCACTTCTGGATCGGTGTTATTATTTAAGTCGATATTTGCTATTGTTATTGTACAAACACTTGTTGCCGCAGCAGCACCGCTCCACAAACCAACTGCGGTTTGATAAACTCCTCCTTGTCCACCACCCGGATTAGGGTGCACAACATTTGGATTTCTTTCGTTTGCGGCTCCAGCAACAGCATAATTATCCGGAAGTGGTGTAGTGAAATAAATGCTGTATTGTCCAACAGCGTCTCTGTATACTGAAGATATGTTTCCACTACCTTGAATCGTTATGCTACCTGTTCCAACTGCTGGATTAGCAGCAACATAAAATCTAACCCACGCACGAACACCAAACAAGGGTGCAGTCCCAGTCGGAGCAGCAAAAGTGGCTCCACCAATCACCATTCCGCTTGTTGCACGGACATAAGTGCTTGACTTAATATCACCGTTCACATCAAGGGCTACGGCAGGATTGCTCTTATTGATACCAACATTCATATTAGTACCACTAAAAGCCATCAGCAATCCGTGTGTTCCGCTAGACCACGGGCCAATTCCAAATGTGTGTCCTTGATCTATTGCACCAACTTTTCCAAATACTAGGTAACTTCCACCTTTATACGCATTTGTGCCATTATAATCTCCCTGACCACCACTGGTATTGAAAATCAAGAAATTGTTGTCTGTACTGGTTGCAACTATTTGTGGACTAGAATAGCCGTATGTCCAGCCCTGAACAACCAAACGAGGCTGATATCCAAAAGAACTAGTAGTAGAAACACGATCATATGTGGTTCCAATATTAAAACTACCAGAAAAACTAGCAGTGCTTCCAACAATACTGAAAGTATCGCTCATAGACACCGCTCCACCCAACGACGGGCTAACAGCACCCGAAGTCTTCCACACAAGAGACGGCTCGCTTCCGCTAGCACCCACGACCAGTGCACTTCGTGCGGAAGAAAGTGCAGGAACACTGCTGATCCATCCGTCTGAAGACACAGCAGAACGCACTCCGTAACCAATTGCTAGGCTTGGAGTGGACGGGCGTGTGCTAATCACATTCCACGAAGCAGCAGTGTATCCTCCACCTGCAACTGATGGGCTAGTGTCCGATGTGTAACGAGACACCAACAGGTCACGACCTTGTGCGGTTGCGGCTAGAGTGGCTCCCACGCGAACTTCACCAAGCACATCAAGCGGGCACAAGATACGATTACCAGCAGCAGAATCATCAACGCCTAGCCACTTGCTAGACGCTCCACCCGCAGCCACTCCCACATATCCTGTCACACCCACAGTGCTGGTGTAACTGCCTGGACCAGAAGCAATTCGTATGGCTTCACGCCCATTAGAAGTGCCGTCGTACACACCTACTTGCAAATCACCAGTAATACCATCCAAAATATTTGTAATCAAGAAGTTGTCAAGATTGGCGTAACTGATACCTGTGGCAGCACCACGAACATCGCCACGATACGAGAACAGGTATCCGGTAAGAGGGCCAGTTGCCATCAACATGGGCTTACGAACTGTGCCTTCTGCTGATGGTGGGCTACTTGAAAGAGAAGAAACTCCACTCTCAAAAGAACCAGTTGTTCCAGCACAATCTTTAGCCAAGAAGTAAACAGTTCCAGCAGTAAGTGGCGACAAATTACACGAGAAGAATCCGTCCATTAGTATATCAAAATTTTCGTTCACATCACCAGTCGCTCCAACAGAAATCACCATTCCTGCAATTTCTGCTTCTTCAGGAGTATTGGCTTGCCCCTTTACATAAATTCCGTTGGGATAATACGCTTCAGCAGTCTTTCCACCTGTTAGACTGTATGTGAGAGTGACTCCGGGTGTATACGCTTTGAATCGCACCACATCACCCACACTAAACTTGTTGAACTGTTGAATTCGTGTGGCAACCGAAGACGAATTAGCAATCTGAATTGGGGTTTGCAACACACCACCAGTAAAAGGAATAACAATTGCCGAGTTTGTTCCTGTGGCAATCAGAACTGCTTTTTGGATGGTTCCGGGTGAACTCGGTTGAACTGGTGTAATAGTTCCTGCTGAAGACGGAGACAGGTAATACGCTCTGCCTGCCACAAGAGAAGTAGCCGCTTGATTCACAGGGGCAAAATTTCCAAAAATTTCACCTATGAATGTTATTTCAAATTCAGGATCGCCTGATTTGGAAACAATTCCAACAACTTCTGCACTGTCAGCATCAGAGGCAACCGCTGTTTCATATAGACCATTGGTTTGATTTAAACGAACAGGAGTACCAAACAAGAAAGTGTTGCCCGATTGATTGATGGTCTTTCGGTTTGCACCGTCAGAAATGTTGACAAACGGGCGTGCTCCGTATGTGGTTCCGTTCAAAACTTCCATGAATACAGTAGCACCTGCGGGAGAATACCGTCCAAACTGAACCGAACGATTGCTTGTGGTTCCTGCGTCTCCACTGGAAGTCAGTTGAACAAGCAATCCGTGATCGCTGGTGCTGCCACCGTCTAGACGGATTCCTGTTCCGTGAACAGGTAGAACCCCACCCGCATTTGGATAAATTCCAAAAGTAGCCCCGCTGATACCAATATGAGCATTGGCTTGCCACACACCCGTCAGCCCATGAACATTCGTAGTTTTCCACAGCCACTCTGCGGTGTTTCCGCTACCCCCACGATCAATCAGCAGACCACCACCACCTGCTGCATCAATTTTGGTGTCGCTAGACCCCGCAGCAGTATTTCCTAGAATCAGGTTGTAGTCATCAATAGTTACCACATTTGCGTTTACAGTGAATGTAGACGCATTGAATGTGACATCACCGTTGAATGTGACTCCACTTTGGAATGTCACAGGCTGCATGAAAGTAATGCCCTTGTTTACATTATCTGCAATAGCAGCAGACAGGGTTCCACCCGCAGCCACAGTAATATCAATAGACGAAGACGAAACTCCGTCGTACACACGCATCTTGTTCAGTTTGTAAATTTCTGTATTGGTAACATCCCTCCAAGTGTTGAAGGTGTCGCCAAGAGCCACTTCAGGAATAGCGTATGTGTTTATGTCTGGGCCGGTGTTTGCTGCCATGTGTGTCCTGTGCTGATTCGTGCTTCTAGTTCACTTACCCGTGCTGTCAGAGTATTTATCTGATCTTGTAAAGACTGTATGGTTATACTGACGGTTTCTTGGTGTGCTCGGTGGACAAGAGCATTCTTGTCTTTCAAATATAGAGCACCTGTGTGGGGATCACGAATGTACTTGCTCACCTTACCTCCATGTCACTACGCGAATATTTTTGAGAGCAGGGGTCTTGCTGTAGTCTGCGGTTGTGGGAGCCAAGAATTCGGCTTTGATCTGATACGCACTAATGCTGTTTGCCAGCGAACTGGTATTGGAAGCCGGAGCGGTTATTCCGTAAACTGCTTCTCGGAAATCGTTGTCTGTGGCACTCGTAAATCTATTACCCGCATAAGTCATCAGCCTCCACGGTGCTTGATATAGTCCGCTTTCGCCGTTGGTTGAATATTTGCAATACATGTTCACGGTTGCACCTGTGGGAATCAATGCGTTGGTAAACACAAACACGCCCTGAGATGTAGAGTCTGTTGGGAGAACTACCGCACGAGACACATACGAAGATGTTCCGTATGGAGTTGTGGTTGATGGAGTTGTAGTCACAAACATATCTACCGCTTTGCCACAGAAAGTTCCAGTATCCAACACAGGAGAAATTGCGTTGTTGGTTCCTCGTGTCAAAGTATACTGTACGGTAGAAGAAGATTTAGAAGAAGTGAAATAAGCATTTTGGTTATTGCTTATTAGTGTTCCGCCCACAGTTCGGGTCAAAAAGCACCCAACAGGTACAATTTCTGTGTTGCAGAGTTTCATAATCTCTGCTGCTCCACTCCAACTAGCAGACGAATACTGTAGAGTTCCGCTTGTTGCACTAAAACTGCAACGGTTCAGACGGAAAGCAATATCGGTGGTGTTGTTTGCAACCCATGTGCTGGTGTTTTGTGGAACATAAAGAGTTCCAACCGCAGAATTATTGCCTGCTCGTCCTCCAACTGTTGTGTTCAAAGAAGTGTTGGAAGCGTACAACTCGTATTTGCCGCTGTTTGTGATTACGGCAATAGCGTATTCTCCCGGTTCAAGATACACAGGGCTAGTGAACGAGAAAGTTGTAGCCAACGGATTTCCGTTGTTGGAATTAACGGTTACGGCAGATGCCTGCTTGGTTACTGTAGAGAATGGCAGCGAAACAGATGGAGACGGATATCCGTTTACTGTGGGACGAATCTGAACAGTAACAGGAAGAAGTGGATCAGCCTTTGCAAAGAACAGATCAAGGCTTGTCAAGAACAAACCGTCAGGATATGTCTTCTTGTCCACAATAAAGGTCTGACAGAGTGGATCAGCCCACTGGTTGTTTTCAACCGTATCCGTAACGCTGTCATACGATACTTCTCGGTTGAATGGAGTCTTGATTATTCCATTACTGGTCACGCATTGACGGCGTAGAACAGGCGGGCGGGTAGAATACGATCCTGAATCACGCTGCTCAAATGTTCCAGTTGAATAGAATACTGCATCGGCTGCGGTGGACGCATTTTGAGGATCAAACGAATCGCTTACTCTTACAAGTTTCTCACCAACCGTGAATGTTCCTGCGGGAATAGTGAATGATGTAGCCAATGTTCCGTTAGAAGTGGCAGACAGCCCTGTTTTTATAGCCACACCATCAAAGAACACAGACAAACCAGTTGCATTAGGCTTAAGCCCGTATGCAGTAATACCAACAGTTTGGGTTGGAATATAAGGCAGAACGCTGTTATCAACGGTTCGGTTTGCTGATGTTTTCTTGATGCGATTTTTTAGTCGCTTGGATTTTACATACGACATCATCTTTTCAGATGTGGTTGCATCTATTCTGCGATTCACTCCGATAGACGGATTTCCAGAATCAATTCCAGCAACAGAAGATGGAGCAGCGTTTCTAGGCAGTTCAAGAATTGAACGCTGAACTGTGTCGTTTTCTTCTTCTCGGTTTTCAATACCTGTCCACAGGCTTTCCCAATCGTTCCATTGTGTTCCGAATCCACGCTTGTCTCTTGCATCAGAAGAAATCCAGTTGTCGTTTTCTCCCAGTGCATTTGTCTTTACTAAAGGACGATAAGAGGTGTCCCATGTGGTGTCTATGGTCTTGGACATTTCCAAGAAACCAAGCCAATTTGTGGTGTTGGTTGGATTAGGTTTGACTGTGGTAGTATAACCCAAGTTCTCCACATAAGCAGTTGCACCGTATGCAAGAGTGCAAATACCGTCAGAAGAAAGTGAAATTTGCGTATTAAGTGACGCGGCTCCTAAAGCCACATCAGATGTGGTAAAGAACGGACGCAGTTCTCCGTATTCGTAATCCACAGAGCAAATGTGTTCGTCAGAAACAACATCGCCCGAATTGTGTCCAACAAACTCGTCCACATACAGAGAGGTCTTTAGTGGTTCAGAAGTTATAGAAGAGCCTACTGTACGAGCATATCCAAGCAACTGCCTGCTTTCCAATTCGGTTTCAGATATTGAAAGTGAAGCGTATGTTTCCACATCATCTACACGCCGTTCAATCTTTCCAATATCAGACATGGTGTATCGTCGGTTGTCGTGTGGTGTCACAACAATATCAGATGCCTTATGGGTATAAGCAGGAACAAGAACGGTGTATAGCGTAAGTGCGTCTTCGCTATCCGGTGGAGGAACGGGAACCATGTCAGGAATTCCCTGATCCACGAAGAACAAAGGCGAACCGTTATTTGGATCTGCTTTGATCTTTATCTTGTCAATTCGTGGCAGATAGTGAGAATATGTCACCTTTGTGTTTGCAAATGCAGCAGGGAACTCGTAAGCACCATACGGCTTGAGAACCGGAGCGTCTAGAGTTGGGCCAGAATGACGGAAATCCAAACAGTTTGCTAGAGATACAGTCTTGCCTGTTCTTGTATTGGTGTAAAGAGGAATGTGACTATAAGTAACACCAATGTACGAATTAGAACCCACAAACGGAGCCATAGTCAGACCACCGTGAAGGAAGTAATTGTAACTTACCTGATAGGTTCCAGCACCAGCAGAACCAGCCTTCTCTGATTTAACATATACACGAGAATAATCGTAATTGCTTTCTCGTTGTCCGTCGTCTAGTTCAAACCACGATGTGGCATTCTGTGCTGCACCAACACTTGGAGTATAGGTAATTCCAACAATTGAATACACATCCCAGTGTGGAAGTTGGATGTATTTTCTACTATTTCTAGACGGATCTGTTGGAACAGATGTTGTGCTGTGTGTGTAAGCAGTAGAGGTCTTGGTTCGGATATTAGATGATGCTGCGGTTGTAAGTGCAGAGGCATCCAACTGATAAAAAATTGGTGCACTCATTCTTACAGCACCTTGAGTGTATCCGATGGGATGCTTACTTCCCGCAATCTGCAACTTCAAATAGGTTCCATCAGAAGACAGAGTAAATCCTGTAAGAGTCGGCTCGTGACCTGGGCTGTATCCAAATGCGGTTGTTCCAGTCAATCCAGTAGAAATCAAAACTACTTGTTGGATATCTGTTGCATTGTTTGTTCCATTCACTCCATATTGTGACGGGAACTTTACGGCTGTATTGGAAGCAGCACTAAAAATACCACTCAATTTGGATTTATCTATCTGATAAGTTATGGGAGAAGCAGCAGCGTATGATGCTGTTTCGTTTATATTGATTGCATCGCTAATAACTTTGGTGTAGAATTCTGCTGCACTAAACCCTGCCACAGCGTATCCCGGACGCACATCGCAAACCAATCCAAGATCGTTGCTTCCGTTTAGGGTAATTCCTGTAGAAGTCATAGTAATACCAAACACGGCAAGAGTTCTGCCACTAGCAACACCAAATCCATGAGGCATCACTACAGCACTTGACGCTCCAGCAATGGTAGAACCAGCACAAACACCGTACAGATACATTTTATAAATTCCACGAGTCAGTCCTGAAGCAGATGAATTAAAACCAAAAGGAACAAGACCGTGAACTTTTGCTTGACCAACTACTACATTAGTTGAGTTTCTGAAATACACATCAGCAGAACCGTGATTTAGAGTTGTGCCAATAGCGGTGCTGAATGTGCTGCCCCATGTAGAAATTCCTTCCAAACTAAAACCAGCACACACACCAATCCAATTACCAACACCGTATGGGAACAGCAAATCTGTTTCGGTTGCGGTTGTGCGAGCGGCTGGTACAGAAATGGTTTGAGGATATTGCGACTCTACTTCATACCCCTGAATATACGCTTTACCTGATCCAAATGTATAGTTTAGTGTTGCACCACTCAAATCAATCTTGATATCAAACGGACGAACAATATACGAACCAGATTCGTCATATGTTCTGCGAGACAGGGTTTTTTCAATCTCGCCGTAGGTAATACGCTCAATCTTTCGTGTGATCTTTCCGCTTTCAAACCGAAGTAGTTCAACAAAATCGTCTGTGTCTTCTGTGGGGCGGCGTTGATCCAAAACCAAATCAATCTTGAAACGATCAGCACCCGGAGCATTGTAGTTGTAGGAACCGATAGCAGGATCGCGTAGAGTTGCGTCTTCACTTTCGGTAACAGAATCACGGGTAATTACCAAACCCACTTTGGTTGTCAGGTCTGTGAATGCTGTTCCGTACTCAAAGTCTCTGCGGCTACCGCTGCCGTTTGCAAGAGTTCTTCCGGGAACAAAATATTGAGACGGATTGCGGGCAAAGAAACCGTCAACATAAAAAATTCCATCGTCTACAGAAACCAGTTTGCAGCGACCGTTTGCCCATGTGTCTGTGGCAGGAGAAAGGGTATAGTCGGTTGGGGTATCAGACGATGTGGTTAGAGTTACTTGTGTATTGGTATCAAAACTAGCACCAGAAATAAAGTCCACAACCAATACCAACTTGCCGTCTGTGGAATCAGGCTCAATATAATGAACTACTCGTCCTTCAGGCTGTGCTGTAGCAGCACCACTTCCAACCTTTACTGTGCTGCCCAATACAAACGAATAATCTGTAATACTTGTCAGCCCCGCAGTATTTGGCTGTACCATCAGGTAGTTTGTATTACGAACGCTGATAGCACCACCAACAATACGAGAACCGTCTTTGAATAGGTGATCGCCAACTTTGGACACCTGATCCTGTAGAATGGACTGGAGTTGGGTCAGTTCACGAGCCTGAACCGCGTATCCGGGCTTGAAAAGCACACGAAGAAAGGACTTGGCAGGATCGTAGTCGTCGTAATACGGGTTGATATTAAAGATGCTGGGATCGTAAGCCATTGTTTCCTCTTTAGAAGCCTAACCGCATTCGGAACTCTTCGGATTGACCTTTTACTCGTGAAATTGGGCGTATATTGTTTATGTATATGATTTCTCCAGAGGCAGGATCAATGTCTGGTTGGGTCACAGAAGTCACAATATATCCACCAAGAGTGCTACCTGTGATCCCATTTGCCTGTACGCTATTGAACGATCCAAACACATCGGTCAGGTACAACTTTCCGCTTGAAGAATTTACAAATTCCCAGTTATAAACCTTTCCGCTAGCATAATAACCAAAAGCGTCTCCACTCGCTCCCTGCTGTACAAAATCTCCATTAGAGAACGAGTTTTGTGTTAGTTCAGACGAGGTAACATCCAAACCACCAGTAGAACCACTAACACTCGTTCCCAAGTCTAAAATAGTAAGCCCAGTAAACGAAGGGGTTTCGTTCAGATCAAAATAGGGAGAACCAACCTCAACGATTCGGAACAGGTCATATGTTCCGCCCTCATTTATAAATGAGTTTGCATTTGTCTTGTACACCCAAGCGTATTCGCCGTATCTTGGAGCCACGCTTGACGGAGCACCTGACGCACCACTCTTTTGTCCTATTACCTTTTGAGAACCTGTGACGAATGCGTTTTTGCTAGTTCTTACAACTATATTCGTATTGGATTTATCCATCACAATTCCGCTTGCTTGTATATCGTATCCGTAAGACAACCCAGCAGCAGTCAATGTGGTTCCAGCAGGTATAGTTTGGTTTACAGTTTCGCCTACTATAAAATTAGAAGCAGTAGATACGCTACCAAGATTCATTATAAAATCATTTGGTCTGGTTTGGTATGTTACAAAATTACCACCTATATTTTTTACCTTTATTAGCAATCGTCGTTCATTGTTCAGCGTGGATACAGATTTTAGTTGAGCAATTTTTGCACCAACTGAAGACTCGGTTCCTATGATGAAATTCTTGGAAGAGGCATCGAACCCGCCAGCCTTCCACCCATCCAAATCTCTGCTAGTTTCTGCACCGCTGTAAACCAATGAAATGTCTCGGTAGTACGGAGAATCAGAACCAGCAACCGTATCCGATCCATCGTTCAGTATGGGATTTTTCACTATACCAAACTGACGATACGATCCTCCCCCAATAAATTTGTCTGCGTCTTCTTCCAACACTTCCACAATAATGATAATGTCTTTTACATTCAGTTCTTTCAGAATGTTGCTGCCGTGACCGCCCTTTGGAGCCAAAACTGCCGTGATGGTGGGCTGTATTTTTGTTGGCTGTGTTGCAATAGAAGTGGTTACTGCCACATTGGTTTGTGTGTAATCTTCTCCACCGCTTATCAGATTCACACCTGTTATCTGTTTGCTAGAAGAATCAACCACAGGGAAAGCGTAAGCACCCGATCCGTCTCCAGTTATTCGTATACGAGGAAGAACTTCAAAATTTGTAAAATCTGTTCCGTTGGGAGTAGGATTGTCTACTGTAAAGGTAATCGCATCATCTCTTACTATGAAATAAGGAACATTGTTTCCACCAGTTGTTCCACTCTCTATAATCACACCGTAATTGTTGTTTGTTTGCGGATTTGTGGTGGATTGAACCACTCTCAAAATATAACCAACTCTGGATATCGTCATGTCAAGACTTCCGATATCAGATGATAGAACCTTTACCAATTTGGTTCCACCCGTATTGGTGTATTCTCCAAGACGAAGTGGCTTGTTGTCACTAGCCAATTTGGTTCCATTGTATACCGCAGCAGACACACCACCATTAGTTACAAAATTTAGACGAGTAATCTGACCTGATACAGCAGTTTGCTGCACAGCATATTGATTGGTGGATTCTGTGTCGTCACGACTAGAAATAAAGTCTACAGGAATATAATCGGTCAGTTCGTATGGCAAATCCGAAGATCGCACAGTAGCCAAATACTTCCACACATAACCATCAGACAACCGAATTGGTGTGGTCAAAGTTCCTGTTGGTTTTACTGTTGATGGACTTCCTGTTCCATTATATGTTCCGTCTATCGTTGGGCGAGTCAAACACTTGTAAATATTGTTTTCATCTGTGATTACATAAAAAATCTTGGGATCATCTGTGTCAAACAATCCAACGGCATCGTCATATTGATCGTAAACGGTTCCGCTTGTCCACTCGTAACGGGGCAGAGCAAACAGCACATTCTTTGGATTTAGTTTCTTGTATCCAATCACATTACGCATGATCTCGCGTTCGTTTTCGTCGCTGTCAGGATACTCTGTTGTGCCAGGTGTGGGTGGCGTATTGTCGTCTGTCCAAGCGGTAGGCTTGGCTACAAAGAAAAAATACTGGTTATCGTTGCGTTCCAGTTCATTCAGGAAGCCTTCAGCATAGGATCGCTTGATTGACGCTTTCAGATAGGCAGGCATGGGTTCTCCGTGTTAAGCACCAGTATTTTCCAGATATCCATATGTATCGCCTGTAAGCACCGTTCCTCCAGACAATACTGTTCCCTTTGACTTGTATATGGTTTCAGGCATGTTCAAGAAATTGGTAATAGTTATTCCTGCAAAACTGATTCCTGCGGGAACAGTCAATAGATTCTTTGAATTGGGGTGGTGGGCAATCTGCCAATAGGTAAGCCCCTTTTCGTAGCCGCTGGCATGAGCCAAGTAGTACGAATCGGGGAGTTTGGTGTCCATTTTATATTTGCGAGCCAAGTACCCGTAAACCTGTTGACGCTCTTCCTCTTGCAGTTTACGGTCAAACACTATAACTTCGTTTAAAACTCCTCTGAATCCATATGGAGTGTTTGTAATAGCAGACGAAACCCAAGAAGAGCCTCCAAACAGGTTATCACTGGACAAACCGTCTATAGCAATAGCACCAAATCGTCCAATAGAAAGAGTTACTCCAGAAATAGGAGTTGGAGACTCTGAAACGGAAGAAGAAATGCTAGAGATATACAGTCCCGTAGATTTAGAATAATTGGTTGCCCTGTCTCCATTCACATAAGCATACAGAACACCATTATCGTCCCGTTGAGCCTCTCCAATAATCATGCCCATGCACGCACCAGAAACATGAGGATCGTATACTATAAACTTTCTGTCAGAAAGTGATGTGGTAGAGACGCTACTACCCCAAGGCGTAAACCCAAAAACACCAGTGGCGTTGACTGAACTATTTGGAGACAGATATCGTTTCGTTCCATCTGCATCAATAGAATAGTAAATTGAATTAGACTGAACGCTGCTGTCTCTGTCTGCATAGTTCCAAGAACGAGAGAACACTATAGTGTCGTTGAAATTATTTTCATTAGAGAAACAAATTCCAGAACACACAAAACCAGAACCGTATGAATAAGAATCTACTTGCGGTCTAAACACCAAGAAAATATCAGTATCACCAACAACCTCTAGCGGTCTAGACAGATAGAAATGCCTACCAACTAGAAGAGATTCACCTGTTTTTCCTGGAGCAAAAGATATTCCGTTTCCTAGAGTGTAACCAGCAGAATATCCTGATCCGTTTGAAGCGTCTCCTGCTTGAGTCCAAACTGTATGCGGTGAAAATATCACTCCTCCATCAAAAGATATTCCTGTGGCTCCTGCTATTCCACCGTCATTTATCACCAAAGTAGGACGAAGTTTGTCTATGGTAACTCCTGCATAAGCAGGATCGGTTGTCCATTTGTCCCATTTTGGTGGTACAGCATGATTTCCTTGAGGGGACGCATCCAACCACACATTCATGCTCGCACCAGCAACAACCGCACCACACACTCCAATATTTTCAGGCTTCAACCACAGCACCAATCCACGCATACCTTCAGGTGTTAGAGCGGTTTCTTTGCCTCTAAACCACGCGGTTGTGCTGCCTAGAGGAGCACCCAACGGATCGTGAGCCGTCTTGCCGCCTTCAGGAACGATGCAATAGGTGTATCCCAAAGATGTGCCGTAGAACAGGGTTCCAAGTGGAGCAGTCTTACCACTTGGGCCCACTTCACTTGTGCTGCCAATATACGGATTGTAACCTAGAGGATACAGATCGCCTTCTGCTCCACACCATCCACCACCGCCTGTCAATCCGTTATTTCGTAAATCAACTGTTGTGCCGTGAGTATATGGAGTGTAGTTTCCAATTATGGGATCGCGGAAAACTACACCCTGTGTTGATGTGGTTGTAGTATTGTCTATCGCGTCCTTCACCAAAATAGAACCAAACATCTTGGTTCCAGCAGGATGCACCAAATCTTTTAGTATTGTGAAATAGGTGTCTAGACTCACAGAGGTCTTGAGCACATACGAAAAGTCTTGGTAGTAGTTTCCGTCTTGTATCTTCTTTGTGGACGACAGTTTACCGCTATTGTTTGTGTAAAATCCTGGATATCGGGTAACTGCTGTTGGTTTGGCAATGACAACCGCAGAGTTTAGTGTACCAGTATCGCTTATGAACGATACCGTAACCGTATTGAAATAGTTGATGCCTGAGTTTTTTACACCAATCTTCTTGATGGTTCCACCAAGCCCTGTCTGCTCAATGAATGCAGAAAATCCTGTTCCTTTGGTGTCCGTGATGAACACTTTATCTCCCACACGGAAATTGCTTCCGGGAGTTTGAATAAAGAATTCAGACAGCACGCTGTACAGGGTTTCGGTGTATTGCTGTCCACCTATAGAAAAAGATACAGGATTAGAGTTTACAAAGTTTCCAACCAAGTTTTTCAAAAAGAACTCTGTGATTTCGTATCCGTCTTGATTGTACTGTACAACCGTATCAATATCAGCAGACGCTACAAGGGCATTTCCAATGTATTGGTAAACAGATGTTCCTTTGGCACTAAAGAGAACAGAACCATTACTAGAAGTGGTTTTGATTGACAGATTTTCAACCCATCGTCCATCAGATGTTTTCAGGATATCTTCTTTGGGATAGTAGAATTCCACATCGCTATCGTAAAGAACTCGGAAAAGAAACTTGTAAGCACTTTTGGTTCCTTTGTTACCGTAAAAGTCTCGGATGTGCTTCAGCAGGGTGTTTTTGTTTGGTTTTCTTCCGCTTGTATTGGTTGCCAATACATCAGGAAACCCTTCAAGATATGTGGATTTGAAATGTGAGTAGAACTCTTCTAGACTACGATCAATATCGTATATGGTGTCTAGATTGCTCAACACATATCCCGGATTTCCTTTGGATTCAGACCACTCGTAGTATGCTTTCAAAAACAGAACAAGTTTTCTGTAGTCTCTACGAACAAATGACGGAAACTGCTCCTCAATAAACGGAGACAAAATCCGTTCAAGGTCTTCTGTTGGCTTGGTTAGAATGATGTTTTTCAGATCAACCATGATTATGTGCTAGCCGATGCCTTTGATGCCATTTCATTAGATAGAGATATGGAAACCGAATCAGAATATCCTCTGTTGACTCGTATTACTCGGTTCTCTTTAACAAACAGGTCTTGATTGCTTGGCTGAACCGTGATGGTTATTCCGTACACTATTCCTTCAGCAATCTGGGGAACAAATTTAGAATTTAGACGGACTATTCCTTTGGTGTAATCAATAGTTCCAACACCACCCAAAACTAGGCTCTTGTCTCCCGTCATTTCACACTTTATCACATTCAGAGTTCCGTATCCGTCGTCTTCAAGAACACAACTGTAAATAACTGTTCCATCGTAGTTCTTGTGTGGGAACATATTTGAAGCCAAAATGGATACATGACCGTCATGTGGATGATACAGAGAGTTTCCAAAATCTATAACCAAACCTTTAGACGAAACAATACGACCAACCTCAACAGTCTTTCTCAACTTTATCTTGGTTTGATTGCTCAATATAGCGGGGTGTAGATTGCTCATCCCCTTGACAAAATCCGAGTAGTAAAAATTAGAACCAAAAGAGTTCAGGTTGATGTTGGAATACGAAAATGCAAACGCTACGGCTAGTGCTTTCAGGGTTCCGACGCTTACATTCATTGCTGATTGGTTGTATGTAATCTTGCTGTCTATGATTAGATCAAGATAATCAGTATCCACTATCTCGGGAATAATTGTGACCACCGAGGCGTTATCACGAAGATTATGCACTAGGCTTTCTTTTTCGCTGTCTGTTAGCGAAGATCCTGATGTTGGGCGAATAGCAATGAATACTTTTCCGTATTGTGGTGGAGTCACCGTTTCTCCACCATAAACATACACGGAAGCAGCATCAGGATAATACCGATTGACTGCTGTGACATAATCGCTTTCGGTGACTGCACGGCTCTGTGAGCGGTAATACTTTGGAGCCATAAATTTGATTTTGGTGGAATTTTCAGGATCACCACCACCAGAAGATTCAGATACAGTTTCAACAGTTCCAAGCCCACTCACATTAGACGAGAAAGTACTGATACCATTGGCTAATGTTCCATTCGTTTCCAAATACTCAATTGAAACAAGGTTTCCGGTTTGGGGTTCTTGACCCAAAAAGCCGTCTCCAAAATACAGTTCATACAAGCCTTTTTCTTTTTCTTGTAGGAAATACGCTTTGGATGTGGGTGTCAGGTTAATATACGATGTGGCTTCAGTCCACACATCAGAGTATCCTGTGGTGTCTGTCACAGAAGCCTGAACACGAACACGAATAGTGGTTGTGTCAATCTTGTCATTAGGAATGAGCAGAACAGAAAGGTCTTTTCGGTTTCTGTCGTACACATAACTGACCCGACGAATGCTGCCTTCGTAAACATCTATGGTTTCAAAACGAGCAGGGGAGTCGGTATTAGCGTAAGCATTTTCTAAAAGAACAAACTTATATTGAGTCCCTTCAGGATCGGTTCCTGTGAACTCGCTTCCACGAGCAAGATATGTGTCTGTAGTAGCCGAACCGCTTGAGATTGGAACAGTCAAGGTAGCCTTTGCTGCACGAGCCGACTGTGGTGTATATCCTAACTGCTTGGCATGAGACGCAATAGACGGACGCAGAACCGCACTATCCAAAAACATTTCGTTAGCCACCATGTTGGCATAGAATGACTGGTAATGGGTGTTGTACGCCATTACATCAAGAATGGTGCTCAATACCGAACCGTTGAAGTTATAGTCCTTCAGAGTATCCTGTGACTCAAGGAATGCTTTTAGAGAAGCCTTTGCTTCTGTAAAGTCCAATCCCACCACATTCAGAGCGTTAGCGTTTGTAGCCATCAGCGTACCCTTTCAAGTAGTGTTGTTACCCTGTCTACCGCTCCTACCGACTGGATCGTATACTCTACTGCCACCTGATAGTCGTTGGAATCAGGATTAGACACCACATCTACTATTATATTGCTTACACGCGGTTCGTTTTTTCGTATAGTTTCAAGGATTCGGTCACGAATTTCAAACGCAGTAATGGAATCCACAGGCTCAAACAGGAGAGGACGCAAAGACGCACCGATTTGTGGCTGAAATAGCCGTTCGCCAAATGCGGTGGACAGTAGATTTTGAATTGCCACTTTGATGGCTTTGGTGTCTTTTGTTAGCACCACATCGCTAGTTTTGGGATTACGGGTAAACAGCGGATCAATATCCGTGTACACTGGTTCCTGCTGGGATGTTGAAATTTTTAGGGGCATTAGTGTTTACCTAGAGTAAGATGTGTGTTTATAGCCTTTGTGGAGGTGCAAATCACCTCTCCCAATGAATTTTCAGATATTCCTTCAGCGTGAACCGAGTCCAATTCAGAAAAATCACACCAATGGCAGCACACAAATCCCATAGGAGTAAGCCCGTCTTCACATCGTAGAGGGCTAACCGCAAAGCACAGCACATTATTTATTTCAAGTCCGTAACGAAACGAGCATTGTGGAAGATCACTGGTTCTAATTATTTTATTACTGCTGGTGTCTAAAATATCAACCAATTCTTTATAACGAGTCAAAAGGACATCCTGTGACTCCAAAAGCATTCCTTGAACCCCGTTTCCACACGATTCGTGGGTCACGGAGAACCGCTTAATAGAACTACCGTCTGCAAACTTGCCACCGTTATGAAACTGAAAAACTATTGACCGGGATGCACGAACCAACAACCGCAATTCGGTAAGGGCTTCGTGAACTCGGCTGTGAACCTGTGCTATCTTTTCTTCTTTCCTCACATTTTCTCGTGCTGCATTTTTTCGCTTTTTAATCATTGTCCACAGACCAACAACCAAGCCAACACCGAACACGCCCATAAGTTCTCCGAGCGAGTAAAATATTTCTTTGAAAGACGCAACCGCTGATACTTCTTCACTCATCGCGTTGTTGTACTCCCTGAACTAGCAAATGGAGAAGCCACAGAAGCGTTTGCTGCTCCTGCCAACTGTTGAAATTCTGGAGTCAATAAATTATTACTGTTAATTGCAACACTCATTTTGTTGCACGGATCATTTGCTTCACCTATAAGATTACTGAAGAAATTTATTTGGCTATATTTTCCTATCACACCCGCAGCCTGTTGAATCATGTTTACACTATCGTTTGTGACTTGGCTAATAGCAGAGGTTGCTTGATTTATTTTTGAACTGATTCCTTCAAGTGCAGCATTGAACTCTTTTGCTGCATTTTCCATACCTGAACCAGCAGGATTCTTTGCAAAATTATCAAGTATTCGCTCCAAATCTGCATGAACTCCTCCACCAATTGAAATAGCATTTTGTCCATTTCCAGTCAAAACTCCTACAGAAAGTGTAACATCAAGACCTTCTATTCCAAGAGCACATCCAAGATTAGCATAAAAATTCATGCTACCAATAGTACTCATTAGAGTTTGAGGATTGCTTAATTTATCTGCTTGGCTTTTGAAAGCATTCACAGCACCTTGCATAGTGTTTAGGTTTCCAATAATACCGTTTACTTTTGCTAAATCTATACCCGTCTGTCCTAGTGCATTTCCTAATGTTCCTGCACCACCTGGATTAACAACTGTTGACGCTATGGCAGTTAGTTTAGAGATAGATTGAGACAGATTGCTGCTAAGTGCACCAGCCTGCCCACCTGTTGGATTTTGCACAAAAGTCTTGCCTAGTTGGCTATTTACCAAATTCTTTTGTTCGTCAGTTAGTTTTTGCTTACATGGACATGTCATAGTTTACCCCACTATTACTCGTGCTGAACCTGTTGGAACATCACCACACGATGCCTGACTGGCTTCTGTGCAGACAGGAATCCCCCCTACTACGACTCGTGGATTTCCGTTAATCATGGTTGCGTTGCTGTGTTCGTCTTTTCCGTGATTTTCAACAGGATTTCCCTCTACAACTACAGGCTGTCCTTCTATAACCACAGAAGAATCACCAACCAAAATAGTGCCTCCAGCAGTATCTATGTAAGCCCTACAAACGCCCGGCATTAGATAACTCCTCCATCAATTACGGTTGGATTTGGAGACGGATCGGTTGTGATTGACATCAGCGTAAACCCTGATCCGCTTTCACTTGGAAGATAACCATACGATTGGGTGATCCCGCAAATCCAAAAATATCCGTCTCGTGTTACCACATCTCCGTAGTTGTAAACGCGATATACAGATGAACCGGGTTCATATTTGCGATGGTCGCCTCTATAATTCATTGTAGTTGAACCTTACTTGGGCGAACAGATGGCGATCCCGAATTCAATTCTATGCGGCTACCAATCACAGCAACCGAGCCGTCAGAGATGAACTCAACGGTCTTACCCGAGAACGCAATACTGTCAGCAGCAAAAAATTCCATCTGCTTGCCCGAAGCACGGAATTTGCCTTCACATTGCAGATTCACTTCAGCCTTTGCAAAAATATTGATGTTACCGTCTATCTGAATATTGCTGCCGTTACCATTGATAGTGAGATTCACAGGGCCATCAACCACTACATTCAATCCTTCTTTGCCACCAATATACACTTTCTTGTTGCCCAAGCAGATTTCGTAGTCATCACCAACAATCTTTTGAACGCGGGTTCCATCAGGATTGTTTTCCCAACCGTTTCCTACTTCAGTAAATGTACCTGATGCGTGATATTCGTGAATACGCTCTGCACCGGGAGTGTCGTCGTATTCTTTTACATGTCCACTCTCTGTAAACTGCACATGGTTGTGGGGATACGCTGCGTTGTATGGCGTAAGAGGCTCGCTCCATTGTGACTTGCCGTCTTTGATGCCCGGTGTGCTTTGTATATTTTGCTTTAGTGTGCTTGCTTTCTTTTCTGTAACTGTGCCCTGCCCATTAGTTTCGCCGTTGTTTCTTGCCAAACGATTAGTATCAGTTTCGCCAACCACAGACACACCAATAGGAAACAGCCCGTTGTTTACATCATCTGTTTTTGCGGGATATTGCCCTGACGGATCATCAAAACCTTTAGAAGTAACTGCTTCGGATTGTGGAATACCACCAAAAGAACCCATCATAACAGGTTCTTGTGCGTCTTCTCCGTCTCTAAAAAATCCAAACACATGGGAACCGTTCAACAGTCCTGTTGGAGACTGCCCGATACCAGACAGGGCAGCACTGGTAATTGGCTGCATGGGATACGCCCAAGGCAGAGCAGCGGTTGGCAGTTCCACCTTGTTATCAGAATGAAAACCAAATATTCGGACGCGGCATCTGCCTAAAAATAACGGGTCGGCGTTGTCTTCCACAACACCGTGCCACCACACAAAGCCTTCTCGCCCTGAAAAACCTTTCATCATACCCCCAATGCGTTTCTGGACAGTTCCATTTTACAACTGTATGCCGTACCAAAAGTATGCCTGACTGATGTTATAAGATAGTTTCCGCTAAAGTTCTTGTCTGCCTTGTCTGCCTTGACAGCGTGATCGGAAGCAAACTTTGGAGTATACAGATTTATGACCTGACCTACTCGTTTGGTGCTGTCCCCGTAAACATCTATTGCTATTTTTTGTGTCATTATGGCATTTAGGTGGTATTTTCTTTTTAGGAAAAACGATTCGAATCCGGTGTTGTCCACTATATTGTTTTGATCGGTGTATGCGGTGTAGTTTGTTGATGGCAAGAAGTAGTATGCACAGGGGTCTTTGTAAAAATACTCATCATCATTATCAGAGTTCTTATAGTGAGACTTGGTTCCGAGTTTTGTTGAGTCTTGGAACACATCAGTTTCTCTGAATTGTGTTTCACGCTGTTCTTTTCTCAACATATCGTGGACCAACAACCGAGACGAAACCACACCATTCATAATATTCTCTGCCATGTTGAAACGAGACAACTCTTCCAAAGCCTGAACTCGGTGAAATATGGCACTTAATGGGCCATCGGTAGGCAGACTGCTTGGGCCACCATCAGGAGCAGCAATCTTGTCCTTTATGTAATAATAGTCCTGAACTTTAACAGAACCGTCCTCTATGATTTTGCTCAAACTTTTAAAGGTGTATCCGTCAAAAGTCTCGTAGAAAAAGAAAGGGCTATAGTCGGTTGCAACTCCACTTACTGCTTTGGATGTCAGCCACGAAATAGCCTTGAATGGTGTGTGACTTTTTGGGAGAACGAAAGAGTAGTTGTCTACTGTTGGTTGAATATCAAACCGATCTTTCCAAATGTGATCGGGAAAGTGCTTTGTTACTATGGTTTCTATCATCTTGGAAACCGAACCGTTCACATGGTATCCGCAGCGTTGTGAATAGTTTATTAGCCCACCTTCGCTTATCAGGTGAATGGTATATCGCTGCCCCTTTCCATTAGGATCAGCAGCGTGTTTGTCCAGTTTGTATATTCTAAAAATCTTTCTAACAGGTTTTACATTCTGAACATCGGTTTTAAATTCTATTTCCACAAACTCTTGCCCCGTGATAGGAACTATTTCAGGAGCATTAAAAGATTCGTTCATAGCAATCGTGCCAGACATATAAGGAGAGAACATGTCTTCAAACAATTCCATCTGCGTATACAGATTAGAAATGTCTAACTCTTTTTTGGTGACGGTTGATCTAATCAATAGTTTGGTGAGTTTATAATCACCAGCCTTGAGAAGATTTTGTCCTCCGTTCTGTGACATACTTTACACCTTCAACAAGTTTTGAATTTCTCGCTTCACGCTGTCTGCGTATCGTGGATGCAGCACTTTTATTCGTCTACGAAGTTCGTTCTTTTCGTTTTCGTATGTGTAATTTGAAACCGCATATTGGTTCACATCATCTCCTGATATGCCCATGTATCCGCCAATATAGGTTTCCCAAAGAGCAACCGAACCTGTTCCGCCAGTGCTTGTTCGTATACCCAGAACAGGAGTTCCTGATCCAACAACTCCTAATTGGCTATAATCAGAATACTGATTGGTCTGTTTGGCTAGAGGATCAAGAACAGGAATTTCTTCTGTTCCGTTTTCTCCTGTTGGGCCAACTGTAGCAGTGTATCCAACCGCTCGGAAATAATTCACGGCTGTGTACGAAGGCAACACTCTCTGTATTTTTACTGTGAGCAATCCACCGCCAGACAAACCAACTGTAGCAGAACCGGTTGTAAACGACGGAGAGTCCACAACCAATTTACATAAAGTTGGATGATACTCGGTTATGGCAGAAGACACACCATTTTGCGTCAAAACAGAACCCGCAAACAGATTGGTATTGTACAGGAATTCATCGCTGCTGCTTGTAAAGAAAACAGAGAACCCACCGTACTTCGTGGAAATATACTCTTCCATTGCAGCAGAAGACTTGTACCAGTCGTGATACGGATCAATTATGTCATTTGATAGCAGGACAATCCAATGATCTTCTGGATTTCCGTATACACGATCTGCAATATGTTCAGGGCGTTCACCGTCTTTGATGTGGTACTCAACAAATGCACCACGAGACGCTTTGGTTTCATCAGACATGACAACACGCCGAAGTATGTTTCTTGCCACAATATTTTTAGTGGCATCACCAATCTGATACGGATACGATAGAATTGGAAAATTATTGAAATACATCAGTAACCAGCCTCCACATGCTCACGAGTCATCTGGGTTACTTCGTTTACGGTCATGCTAAAAGATATTGCTGTTGGGGCATTGTTTTGGAATGTAGAAAAGACTCCATTAGTTGTGTAGTCAACAGTTATATCTGTAATAACACACCTTCCAATTTTTGGAATATATTCGTTTTCGGTATAGCCAACAATTCCAGGATTAGGAGTGGAGGATAAGAAACGAACTTCAAACTCCGCAGGTACGCGAAGCATTATTTTAGTGTGGGCTTGCTTTTGTTCAGCCGATGCGTCTTTATGTGCATCCGATGACATTGAAATAGCAGGATGTGAATGGTATCGGAAAGTATCAATAATACTTTTTATGTTGTTGACTTCGCTTTGGTTTCTTGGATAGAAATCCCAAGCAAAAGTAAAGGTTCTGATGCCTTTTTGTTGGAAGATTTTTTCCAGACGCGGATTGATTACTGTGCCTGTGAATGCAGAAACAGCATCACCCAACCCTTTAGTGTCTCCAACTTTGGTTGCAAGAGCCTGTGCTCCTTGAATAGCCGATTCTTTCATTGGGCCACCAAGAATATCCATAAGCCCACCCGCAACAGCCATATTTGCGTCCTTATACACAAACATATCTGCTTGGTTTATCTTTGTGCATATGGGCAGATACACCGATACCATCTGATCGTATACAGGTTGGGCTTGTGTGTACTTTGCAAGAGCAGTAGCAACCGCTGTTCCTGCACCAACAGCAAGACCAGTAACACCACCCTTAACAGTTGCCTTTGCTAAACGAGACTTAACCGATCCAGTAGTGGAAAAGAATGTGGATGCAGCCTGAAATAATCCAGCAAATGCACCTGCCTTTGCTCCTGCCTCTAGTGGATTAGTGTTCGCTATCTGTTCATTTACACCACTTCGCAGAGCAAGTCGCTCATCTGCATCGGGCGGTGTCTTGCCTAGAAGTTCTGCACGGTGTTGGCTTATGGTATCTACTTTAGCCTGTTCGCTAGTAACCTTTTCTTCAAGAATAGATTTGGCTTCCCATCCTTCCAAATCACCACGCTCAAACAGATTTCGTAGATTGTTTTGGTCTATGATCTTTCCTACTTGTGGATTCTCTAATGCTTCAGCAGCATAGGTGGAAGATTCCGAGTCTCCTGTTGATATTGTGCTACTCAAAGCCTCAACATTCTTTTGGCTTTCTGCCTTCATGTTATCCAAACTGTTAGCCAAATCTGGGCGTTCCCATCTCCAAAATATTTTGAACTGCATAACATGGGGGACTTCTGCCATCCCAATGTTGTCGGGATATTTCATTATTGACGGCTGGTTTCGTGATCCCCGATTTGTTTTGGGGGTATTCTCAAGTGCAGCAATTATGCTGTCTCCGCTTTGAGGGCCAAGCACACCGTCTCGGATTCCACCGTAGTTTTGGGGACGATTGGACGCTCCGATTGGTTTTGAGGATACATTTTCGGGTGTTGATTCAGCCATTGGCTATTTTTTCCTTGTGGGCTTCTACATATCTATATGCCCTATAAAGGATATTTTTCGCCAACAAACCCGTCCAAGTATATTGGAAACCCTACACAGATTGTGTATCGTTCCATGTGGGAACGGAGATTTATGAAATTCTGTGATTTGAGCGAAACAGTGATCCGATGGGGGTCAGAAGAGGTTGTTATACCGTACATCAGCCCACTAGACCGCAAACCACACCGCTACTATGTGGATTTTATTGTAGAGATGCGAACGGCTGAAGGTGGTGTGAAAACCATGCTCATAGAAGTAAAGCCCAAAAAACAAACACGAGAACCCAAGAAGCCCAAGCGGCAGTCGCGGAACTATATCTACGAAGCCCAAACATGGATCACAAACAAGGCTAAATGGGCAGCAGCCAAAACTGCTGCGGAGTCTCGTGGATGGGAGTTCCGAGTACTTACCGAAGACGATCTGTTCAGGCACAAACAATGATTGAACAAAAACAAGTAAAAGAACTGCAAGAACTACTGCAAGAAACTGTTGCGGGGCTTGGTGGAACCGACCAATCGTATCTGCAACTACTAAAATATTTGAACGGCATCGGAGAGTTGCGAATTCCTTCACGGCTCATGGCAGGGCAGATGGTATTTTTTAAATACAAACCACAAGACGACAGGTTTCTAGGCTCATCCAAAGCGTATGATGTGTTTCCCCTAGTAATAATAACAAAGGTACACAAAGACGGATTTGAAGGGCTAAATCTGCACTACATTGCCCACAAGTGGAGACGGCAACTGTTTACGGCTATTGAAAAAAGCCTGCCCATGAAAAAGAGCGGAGACAAATCACTTACCCGTTTGGGGGTATCATATGATCGCTTGAATGGGCCTAGAAGATTTGGCTTCTTCAAGCCATGCTACCGACGATATGTAATAGGTGGGCTTCGCAAGCGTCCGATTCAAATACCTATGGAATTTTGGGATGTGTTGGTTGATGTGGATTTGGCTCTGTTTGTAAAGGGGCGGAAGATGGGTATTCGTCGTATGTCATACAACTCGTATGTGCAATCAGGAAACAATCCATGACTTACATTCCTTCAAACATAAACGAAATGATGGGCGAAATCTATCGGGACAGCCTGATATACGCCAATCGTTTTGAAATGGTGATAAACACCCCTGCAATATTTGCGTATCGCCCAGCATCTCAAAAGCAGATGACTCTGCGTTGCAACTCTGCATCTATTCCCGGCAGATCGCTGACAACGCAGAACTACAGATTCTATGGGCCACAACGACAGTTTCCAACCGAACCTTTGTATTCGGGTGATCTTGCTCTAACTTATATTCTGTCTGCTGATCTAAAAGAACGAGCATATTTTGAAGAATGGTTAAATTTCATTTGCAATCCATCAAACTACAAGTTTTCATTCTATGATGAGTACACCACATCAGGAGTGATAAACATTCTAGACAAAACAGATCAAGTTGTATACTCTGCAACCATTGAAGAGATGTATCCCAAACAAATTGGAGAAATTGCTCTAGGGTACGAAAAAGACAATGAGTTTTTGACTCAAGACATAGTTCTTGCGTACAGAAAATACACACCGGCAACCACAGCAGTTTCAAATCCACCAACAACAAGCCAAGCAGCGGCAGCACAACAACTAACACCTTCTGGACTGATACCACCACAGTTCTCTCAATTCCTACGCCCATTACAACAGACTGCTTCACGAGTACAGCAAGTTTTTGGTATAGATCCCAAAACAGGACGAGTAAACAGATACGGAAGCGATGGCAGCGTAAACGGAGTAATAAACGGTCAAGGTTGATATAAATATAATACCTCATTTATTTGAACGGAGATAGTATGGAAAAACTGAAACTGATTCCTTCGCAAGTGCCGTCGTATACCATGACTCTGCCCGTATCAGGGATTGTGGCAAAATACAGACCATTCCTAGTCAAAGAAGAAAAAGTACTACTCGTAGCCGCACAGTCTGGTGACATGAATCAGATAGTGGACGCTATGCGTAATATCATTTCTGCGTGCACCAACGGGCTACTAGACACTAAAAAACTGTGCACAGCCGATTCAGAGTATGCGTTTTTACAAATACGCATGAAGTCTGTGGGAGAAGAAGTCAAACCCCAAATTACCTGCTCCAAGTGCAACAACAAGACCAGCATAAAGATCAATCTGCAAGAGGTAAAGGTAAAGAAGGTTGAGAAAGAAGCGGTTGATTCCACAGTAAAGATAACCGACAACATATCATTGGTTCTTCGGTATCCGTCCATGCACGATGTGGACTACAGCAAAACCGAAATTGACGCTATCTTTGGTGTGGCTAAAGATTGTATTGAAAGCGTAATATTTGACGATGCTGTTCATAGCCACGACGAGATTGATCCAAAGGAGTTGTCAGACTTTGTGGACAATCTGCTACCCGAGCAATTTGAGCAGATAATGAAATTTGTCAAAACCACTCCTGAACTCCACTACTCCTTTAAATACATCTGCCCGTCTTGCAAGGAAAAGGTGGAAACGGAGGTGAAGTCTGTCTCCGATTTTTTTCAATAGCACTCTGCCATAACACACTGGCAGCGTATTATAACACTAATTTTTCACTAATGCAGCACCACAAGTACTCTCTATCTGAAATAGAGAACCTACTGCCTTGGGAGCGTGAAGTATACATAAATTTGTTAATACAATTCTTGAAAGAAGAGAAAGAACGAGCCAAACGACAAGGGCATCAGTAAATGGCAAAAAAAGGTTCAGGTAGGGGAAGACGAGGTGCTGTTCCACGAGTAGGTGGACGGTTTGCCAAAACCACACCCGTAACCGTGACTCCACCTACACCTCCTGCGGCAACTGTTGAATCCGCAGCAGTAGAGGTTGATAAAAAAATTGGTATTCTGGAAGCCCTGTTAGAAAAACAAAAAGAACTAACTGGCGGCGAAACCGAACTGTCTACGGCTGTTCTTGGCAAAGGCGGAACCAAAGGCGTTCGTGCTCAAATTGAAGATTTGGTACGAGAAAACCGAGAGCGTCTTCAAGACCTAGACGATCCCAATAACGCTGCTAATTTTGCTGTTATTGAATCTGCACTTGCTCTATCTGAACGAGCGGTTCGCTCCAAAGACCGAAAAGAACAAGTAGACATATACAATAAACTAAAATTCATAAGACAGGTTGCGGAGAAAACCACAGGTGAAAAATCTGATATTACTCAAAAAGTATCAGAGATAATCAAACCTGTTGAAACTGTTCTTCAAAGAAAAACAGGATTTGCTGCATTTGCCAAAGAACGATTTGCAGAAAAAGTAAAGGCTGTTCCCGAAGCCGTAGTTCGTCAAATTCCTCTGGTTGGGGGATTGATTGGTGATTACCTGCAAGAAAAACGAGCAGGGCGTGAAGAACTAGAGGCTTATGCAGGAAGACGGATTGAAAGTATTTCTCAAGCAGGCAGCAAAACCAACGAACTAGAACGAATCCTCACAGGAAGAGGAGGTGGAGGTGGTGGTCTTCCTCCGTTTAGAGGAGCGTCTACAGTAGGAGGAATGTTTGGTGGTGCTGCTGGTGCTGGTCTAGCAGGAATAGCAGCAGGAGACAAAGGCACACTTGGTCAGATTGCAGCGGATGTACGAGCCATCAAAGACCGAATCGTTACCAAACGATCAGGCACAGAAGGATTAAAAGAAAAAGAGTCCGCACTAAAGGCTGTTGCTTCTGCTGCCAAAAGTGACGAGAAACAAAAAGGATTGTTTGGTGGGTTAGGTAAAACCTTGTCGGGGCTTTTGGGTGGAGGTGGCTTATTAGGAATGCTTGGTGGAATGTTTGGAATGGGAGGTGGAGGTGGAGCAGATGGACAACCCGGAATAATGTCATCTGTAACAGATTGGGCAACCGATAAAGCAACCGATTGGGGATTAAAGAAAGCATGGCAAGGCACTAAAAATGTGGCATCCAAAGCATGGCAAGGCACTAAAGGACTTGCATCAAAAGCATGGCAAGGCACTAAAGGACTTGCATCAAAAGCATGGCAGGGAACAAAATCTATGCTTGGATTTGGTGCTAATGCTGGTGAAAGTGCTGCAAAGGGTGCTGTTAGTGCTGCTGAAAGTGCGGCTGGTGGTGCTGCAAAGGGTGCTGTTAGTGCTGCTGAAAGTGCGGCTGGTGGTGCTGCAAAGGGTGCTGTTAGTGCTGCTGAAACAGTTGCAGAAAATAAGTCGTGGTGGAAAAGTGCATGGGAAGGCACTAAAAACATGGCATCTAAAGGATGGGAAGGTGCAAAATCTGCTGGAAGTGCTACATGGGAGGCGGGAAAAGCCGTAGCAAGCGAAGCAGCAGCAGTAGCAGAAGCCGTAGCACATCCAACCACTTTTTTGAAAGGAAATATGGGCAAAATTTTGGGCGGGATGAAATCTCTTGGCCCAATTACTGCTGCTCTTGAAGGACTTATAGGTGCATTTAATATTTACAGCATCAAGAATGATCCTAATCTTGGACCAGAAGAAAAGAAAGAAGCCATCGGAGCAGAAATAGCAAAACGGTTTGGTTCTGCTATTGGAGGAATAATTGGAGGTGGTCTTGGAACCGCTATTGGGCCAGTTGGAACTGTTCTCGGTGGATTGGCTGGTGCTCTTGGTGGAGAGTGGGTAGGCAATCAAATCGCTGATTTGGTAGGACCAAAAGGCATATATGATTTTGTCGCATCAATACCCGCAGTAGGCGATCTTATAAAAGTAGATGGTGGAACTCCGTCTGCAACACCAGAAGGATCAACAGCAACAGGAAGTATTTCACCCACACCAACATCAGCAACACCCGCAGGACAGCAGGCAAATGCTATGGAAATGAATCGTCGCGGAGTAGAAGAAGTACGAGATTATGCTGCAAAACAATCTCAAGCACAGGCAGCATTTGTAAGCCAACAAAGAACAGCAGCAGCAAACATGTACAATCAAAACAATACAGTTGTAAACAATTATAATGACGATCTGCGTGTTCGCAACAGCGAATCTACTCTAAAAAACATGGAGCGTAGCACTCTATAAAAGAAAAAGGCACACCGAAGTGTGCCTCTTTCATGCTGCTAGGCAGGTGGCTTACTCGTCGCCAGCCAACTTCTCAAAGTAAGAGAGCGAATCCTCTACCTCGTCATCGGACTCAACAACCCGCTTGATCTCCTTCTTGGGAGCAGGAGGAGCAGGCTTCCGCGTTTGGGGACGCGGTGTCTCGTCTTCATCATCAAAAGAGGCAGATTCCGCACCGCCCTTTGCAGCGGACTCGTTGACAGAAGCACGGATATCACCACCGAGAACCTCGTGGAGCCGTGTCTTCAACTCGTCGTAAGACTTGAAATTCTTGGGATCGGTGAACTCCTTGAGAGGATACTGCTTCTTCCACAACTCCTCTAGAGCCTTGTCATCACCGCCCATCAGGGGAGCCGCTTCTGCAAACTCACTACGCTCGTAGTTCACATAGCCGTCCACCTGACGAATCTTCAACTTGAAGTCTGCACCACCCCAGAAGTCGAACGGATTCATGGGCTTCTCGTCCTGATACTCAGGATTCATAGCACTCTGAATCTTCTCAAAAATCTTCTTTCCGTAGCGATACAGGAACACCTTGCCCTCGTTTTCAGGATTCTTGGGGTCGCTGACCACGAGAATGTTGCTGACATACGACAGGCGACGCTTGCGGTCACGAGCCAACTTCTTGTCCTCGTCGCTGCCGCTGTTCCACAACTGCGAATTCAGTTCTGAAACCGGATCCTTTAGACCGATGGTAGTGAGCGAATTCTCAATGTACCAACCGCCCGGACCGCGGAAACCGTGATTCCACACCCGTGCCCACGGCAGGTCTTCGCCTTCAACCGCAGGCAGGAAACGGATAACCGCGAATCCGTTGGAAGTCTTGTCTAGTGTGGGCTTCCAAAATCGGTCGTCCTTGTAGGACTCTGAACGCTTGTTCAGTTTCTCCATTTCAGCCGCAAGCGACTGATACGAGGTGGGCGACTTGGAACGATTCTTCATATCCTTGAAACTCATGCGTATCTCCTTGTACTTGTTGTACTGTGTGTGTTTGTATGTTGACGAACAATTCAGACACAGGTATTTAGGTAACTATACCTCAAGCCCTGCGGGTTGTCAAGTGTCAAATAGGAAGTTTTGCCTTCTTGGGGAGCAGATTTAGATTCTGCCCTTCAGCCCGTATCTTTTCAATTATAGGCTTGTTCAAAAATTTAGCAGCCACCTGTGGCTCTATGCCGTATCGCTCACACACCGCAATCACCGAGTCAATATACGAAACTCCGTATTTTTGAGCGTGAGTTTCTACTTCTTTAGGAAAACGAGCGTTATTGACTTCCATTTCAGACCTACTTTCAATTTTATACATAAGTTAGCAGTATTTAGGATTCTAACACCCCCAAGACGGAGCAAAATATCCAATGGGAGCAACCAGCGACAACTACGCCATTGTTACTAGCGGCACTACTTATACCATAGCCAGCGATTATGTCAAGCCCGCAGGTGCAGGAGAAACTGCACATTTTCAGGTTGTCAAGGTTGCTCACGGTGCAGACAATACTGTAAATTATGCGTCTAGCAGTGCTCCACTTCCTGTTGGACTTTGTGGTGCGTGGCCCACATACAACTATACAAATGGTGCGTACAGCACGGTTGCAACCACAGTAATAGGAAATCTCAACGCACTAACCGTTGCAGGTGTTAGTGGCGGAACTGCTATCGGGGTTACTTTTGGTTCAGTAGTAATTTCAAGTATTGGAACCACAGTATCCACCAGATTGCTAGCAGGTGGAAACGCTTCAGGCGGCACTGCTGGAGACTACCTTGCCGTTCAAGGATTGTCAGGTGGCTTCCCTGTTGGTATCACCGTATCTTCTGCGATACCAGTAAGCGGCTCGTTTGGAATTACAGGATCGGTTGCTGTTTATGGCGTTTCAGGAGCAACCGCAATTGGCGTAACGGTCGGAACCATCAGTATTCGTGGGCTGACTGCTGCAAGCGACACAGTTACCGTTTACGGTGGTGGAACCGCTTCTACTGTCTCTGTTGGTCTGTTTGGATTCACAGGTGCGACCGCTGCTCCTCTGTATGCAGAAGGTAATGCTCTAAATGTGAATGTCAAGACCTTCAGCGGTGGCATCAGCGGAGTAACTGTAACTGCCAATAATCTAGACATACGAGATATTGACTACACTATCGATGACATCACAGTTGTTGGTCAAGGTGCAGCAGATGATGCGTCTCTTGCAACAGTTCCAACATATTTGACTGCAAGAGCGGCTAACGGAAACCTGTACAGAGTTGGCGGTATAACTGGTGCAGGTTGGAGTTACGCTGCCATCAACACATATTTGGTAAACAGCGGATTCTCGTTTACTGCACAAGTAACTCTAGGAGCGGCTGTTGGTATCTCTCAAGAATACAACAACCCCATTCGTGTTGCGGGTTCAACTTATGCAGTAACCGGTCTTTGGGTTGCAGGAGACACTTCTAATGGCCCCGTAACCGTCAAGGGATATTCGGGCGGACTGCTGCCAGTTGAACTACAATCGTCTACTCTAGTAACTCAAACCAATTTTGATGCGAAGATTGCACAACTTAAAACCAATACCGATTTCTTGATTGCAACCAAAAAGGCTCTTTACGATCCTTCAGTAAGCATTGGTGCTCTTGACTTCAACGATTCGCTGTCTCTCTACAGTCTCGTCAAGAGCGGGATAAATACGCAACTTCAAACTCTAGCCAACACCGTAAACACTAGCAGCGGAACAATTGGAGTGGCAGTAGAAGCATACACTCTACAGCCGTCTTTCATGGCTCGCACAAATTATGTGAGCAACACCGCAAAGAACCTGACTGAATATAACGGAAACGCAGGATTCACCTGTGCCAACGGTATTCGCATCAAGGTGTCACGAGTGGCAACAGGAGCAAACGCTTCACAAAATGAAATTCTGTGTGTAATTTCTGAAGCAGATGCAGCACTTTACGGTGCTACAGCAGGAACCGCTTCATACACCATGTATCACGGTGATGAAATGTTCTTTGAAGTAGACAACATCAACAAGATCAAGGTGTTCTATCCACCATATTCTACAAATTTTGCTCCACATAACACAGGAAGCGGAATAACTTTCTCATTCTACGCTTCGTAAAACCAATCTATGTTTCGGACACAACACAGACAACGCGAAGCACATTCGCTACTGAATCGTGATGTGACACCAAGTGTCCGTGCTACTATTTACGGAGCAGACGGAAATAGCGACACATACATCACCAATAAAGAAGCAGTCAAGCCTGTTGCTGTTTATGAAATTGTGGGATCAAAGTTTATTGATATTCCTGATGAAACTCAAGAAATAGCAGTCACGGACGAAAGCCCCACAGTAAATTATTCAGGTGGAGCGGGAGGCAACCTACTGTATCGCTCTCGTGAATATTTGAGAGTTGGTGGCAATACTTTTGAAAATTATCGGGCTGTGATTATTTTAGAACCAACCACGGCTATCGCCTCTGCTCTGTCCACCGTGAGCGGCTACACGGCAGGAGCCGCCTACAGCGTGGGCAACGCCACCTTGACCCTAGCCCTGCAATCAGGAGCCACGGGAACCGCCCTAGAAGCCGTCCTGCTGCCTCTAGGAGTGACTGTGGACGCTTCTGTGTCGTGGTATAAGCCATCAGAAGGGGCAGGAACCACATGGGCTAATGGGGGAGGAGACACCGAGCCTGCTGCGGCTGAAATCTTCTCCACGGGCGTGTGGAGCGGCTCAAATATTTCATTTGATATCACCCCATTTTTAAATATTTGGAACACCAGCGGAAAACCAAAATTAGCAATTACTGTAAAGACTAAAGAACAAACAGGACAAATACTTCAATTTCACTCTTGGGAGTCTCAAGGAACTTCCATAGGTGGAAGCCTTTTACAGAATTGCAAATTCTTGACAGGTGGAGAAGCCAACTACACCACAACCGAAGGAATACGAGTGCTTGTATCTACCTCTGGTTCCACAGCAGCAGGAGTCACCGCAACAGTATCTCTTGCAGACGAGCGAGCCACAGCAGTTCAGCAATGGAATTCTTTTGGTGCATCCACAACCACAGGCAGCACCTTCACATTCTTTTCACCAGATAGCGAACAGGGATTAGTATTGGGCAGTGTCACCTGCACATTGAATGACAAAGTATCAAACAGCACAGGCTCGCCACTCGTGGTTACAGGAATTTCTCTTGGTGGAATAACTGCGTACTACACAACTGTGGAATTGTCTAGTGTTTCAGTTCTACCATCAGGAACAGGCATCATTGAAATATCCAACCCAACAGCACAAACTCTGTCTGATATCGGTGGATTGGCTACAAACCAAAACATCTATGTGGATTACCGTGCAGGATCAGCAGTAAATAATGTTCGTTCGTTTACTGTGAAATTCACAGCAGATGAAACAACCAAACAAAGCCGTGCACGAATCTATCTGAACGAAACTCCTGTTTCAGAAAACAGAAACGGATTGAACACACGGATCAGCGTGGTTCAAACCAAGCCATCGCTCACGATGGATTTGCTGTTGGGGTGATTACTTTAGTGAAAGCAGATACTTGGTCTGGTTGAGCACCCCAAGCATCTCGTCACGGATGTTTAGAAGATCGGTATCGTCTTCGTCCACATACTTCTCAACTTCAGTCTTCACAAAAGCGATTCCGTCCTCAATTAGTTCTTGAGGAGTAATATCACCGTAGTCTGCAAGTTCAAGAGGAGCACGAGACTCACCGCTAGACGCAACTGCGGTGTGACGATCATGTGCACCAAAGTACACTTCCACGAATTGGTCAATCAGAGGATCAAGGGCTTCGTAGCACTTGCCAAGAGCCTTGTGTTCAGCATAGGACTTGGTTTGCCAATGCAGTACGCGAATCTGATTCTGTAGCCCAAGAAACTTTGGAATAATCATGCCGCCCTCCTGTTCAACTATTTAGGAGATAGCGTTCCTTCCGCTTGGCTCGTTCAGCGGCTTTCCACAAGCCTTCGGTAAAGCCTGAATGATGCCCGTGAGCGTATCCCTGTGAATACGACCACCGATAAAACTTCATTTGGGCAGCAACGAATGCGGACACTCCCGAAACGATAAGAAATGCAATCTGTAGGTCTTCCATACTGGTATATTGGCTTGGAAACAGGCTTGAACAGGTTCTTTACAAACAAAAATTCCTTCGCTTGGATTCGAACCAAGACAAGGAGGACCAAAATCTCCGGTGCTACCGTTACACCACGAAGGAACTGGCTCGGCTGGATTCGAACCAGCAACCAACAAATTAACAGTTTGCCGCACTACCGTTGTGCTACGAGCCAAAGCAGCGGGCAAGGTGGGATTCGAACCCACGATACGATTACTCGTATACAGCATTTCCAATGCTGCTCCTTCAACCGCTCGGACACCTGCCCTGAAATCAGATGCCCTTTTCAGCCTTTACCCAAGCAGGAAGACGATCTTGTGCTTCCAGTTTGCGAAGGGTTTCCTTTTTGGCATTCAGTAGTTGTGCTTGACGAGCCTTCTTGCGGGACTCGTAGCGACGCTTCCGACGACGATTCAATTCACGAAACTTGTTTACCATTTTAGTGTTCTCCTTGTGTTGAGTGAGCCTACGGAGATTCGAACTCCGGTCAAGAGGATGAAAGCCTCCTATCCTAGACCACTAGACGATAGGCCCAGATGCTAGTTTTTTCAACCGACTGCAACGGTTCCGTGGACAAAACTAGCAAAACCTGATCGGTTCACCGCACCCACGCCTGCCCGCAGCCGCCACCGTACACAACGGGAGCAACCACGACGGCAGGCGGATAATACGGGTTGCCATAGCAACCAGTAAACGGCGAGTACGGCACATACGCAGGTGCACAGCCACCGTAGTACGGCAGCACAGCAGGAGCAGGATAGCCACCACAGTAGCCACCGTAGCCGCCACCGTAGTAGCCACTGTTGTAGCCCACACCAATGCCACCACCGAGTGTGGTGTTGGTGATGGTAGTGTTGCCACCGTAAGGGCCGCTGATACTGGTGCGACTATACGAGCCACCGAATCCCACACCCACCGAAGTACCACCCCACTGGGCAGAAGCGTTGGAAGCGAAGGCGGTGAGAGACAGGACGGCAGAGACGAAGAGAGACTTGAGGTTCATAGATGAACTCCTTTCACACATATGTTACCACAAAACTGTGCGGTGTCAATGCCCTAACGAGAATTCTGATTATTTGATTTGGGCTTCTGACAACCACAGCGACCGCCGTTCCGTATTTTTTGAACAGCATTTTTTAATAGTGCAGACTTGAGTTTTTCTCGTGAAGTCTGGGATTTAGACATTTTGCTCCTAAACTATTTAGGAGTTTTCTGCGTCTAATTCTTCAAAAATTGTGATCCACTTGGGGTCTTCACCTCGACGCAGGTACGCAGCCTTTGAAAAACTCCACTCTTCTCGCTCTTGAATGCGATATCCTGCCTTGTGCTTCTTGGCGTAACGACGAGCAGCCTCTTGATCTTCAAAATACTCGTAGTTGCCTTCGTCATCCATCGCACCCCACAGACCGCTAGAGGTTTTCCACACATCGCCTGCTTTGTGCTTGTGTGCAGCAGCGGCACTTTCACCGCTCTTCTCTTGTTCACCGCCTGCTGCCTGCTGTGGTTCGTCCTTGACATTAAATACAAACTTCTTGCCGCTGTGTGGGCCCTTGCGAAGTTGTGAGAAGAACTGCACAACCTTGTGCTTGGCGAGTTCAAGGTTGTTCTGTCCTTCACCCTTCTTGAAACGCATGAGAACTTTACCAATTCCAGCACTTTCGTTCGTGCCGATATAGTAAAAGTCCTGATCGTTCTTGTACATCACCGAGTGTTGCTTGTAGTGGCGACCCAACTTGACGATTTCTTCCTTTTTGATGTTGGGAATGAGCAGACTCAATTCCTCAACAACACCACCTTCTTCTTGGTAGCCGCCCTTCATCTCAATATAACCGTATCCCATGTCGCGGACACGCTTCTTGAGGTCATCGTGGAGTTTCTTGTTCTCTTCGCGTGAGTTTTCACCACGGAAAGCACTCACAATACCAAAATCCTTGCTGTCGTCTTCCACATACTGGAAAACGCGAGACAGTTTGGCTTCAATTAGTGGAGTTTCGGTCGCGTTTTTGCGATCAAGCCACTCGTTTAGTCCGTTTTGGTCAAGAAATTGTGAAAACTTCTTCATTTGAATCCTTCTCCTGATGGGGCAGTACTATATTTAGCGGCATCAGAGACTCGCCGTGAAGCATTACACCCTCGTCGGTAGTGTACCAAATCTCTGAAAACGCTCCAATACACCACGGCATACACCGTTCACACGGTCTAGCCATCCGCATCTGCCCAAAACTGTTGAAACGGGCGTTGAAAAGCACCAAACCCCGTTCGGGAGCGTTCAATTTCAAAAATGCGTCCAATTCCGAGTGCATTTCTTCAAACATGTACCCCTTTTCCTTGGCTTGGGGGTGAGTTTTGAAGCGGTTGCAGCCGATTGTAACGATTCTGCCCTTGCGAAGAATGATGGAAATGTGCTTTTTCTGTCGTTTGATGTCCAAACACAGAGGATGAGCAATTTCCAACAGTCTTTGTATGCGTTTTGCATTCATAAGAAAAGACGACAGAGAGAATTAACCCTCTGCCGCCCAAAAAAGTGTCAGTTCAGAGTGCCTTGCAGCAGTCTTCGGTCTTGGAGCAGTTGTTGTACCGCTCAAGTTCACGATAAAACGAACTAGACTCTGCGTCGATACGGCGACCCACCTTCTCGTTCTCGCTGTCGATGTAACGATAAACCGACTCAATCTCACGATTGCGGTCATTCGTCTCGTTGGCAAGAATTTCGTTGATGGTGTCCATGCTCTGCTTCTGACTAGCAAGCACATAGAAAGTCACCGTAGTGGACAGGAAACCGTAGAACGCGAGGAATGCGTTGGTGGTAGACACGGCTTCGCCACCCTTCGCGGTCATCCACCAGAAACCACCGAAACCGATCAGGCTCAACAGAGCGTAAGTGCTGAAAACAGAAAACTTGATACGCATGAATTTCTCCTTGAAAAAGTGTGTAGTGATGAAACACCTAAAGGGTGGGCATGTGGAGAATTTAGCAGCCACACACCCACCCCGCAGATGTCAGTCAGGACTGAATTAGGCGACGAACACCTTCACGGTCGCGTCGCTCATGCCCGAACCGAGACGCTTCGTCCAACGGTTCAGCAGAATCGCCACGCCCTGCTCGCTGCACTTGAAGGTGTACGCACGACCCTCATCGGTGTCGCGGGTGCGAACGAGGTCGATGTTCGTGCCGCTGATGCGATCAGCGAAAGCATCAAACTTCTGCTCGTTGCTGTTGCTGTAGAGGGCGACATTCACGGAAACGGTGTAGTTACGAGTCTTCATTACGAGTATCTCCAATCGGGCTTGAGTTGAATGAGCCGTGGATGCTGCCCGTGAGCATCGTTGGCTGACTTGTTACTCCCATAGTATAGCATCATTTGCGGCGGTGTCAATACCCTTGGGAGAGTTTTCTATATTTGTTTTGATTACTTGAATCAAATAGTCTCGGCATTATGTGAGAAACGAATATCGTGAAGTTCAGGAATATTACCGTATGACAATTCTTTAGCCAAATACATTTTGAATCCACCCAAATCATTGAATTGGACTATTTCACCGTTGTGAATTAGTTTAAACACACCAACCCGAGACAGCACATCACACTTGTTGATGATTAGTTCAGAACAACCTGACAACTTAATTGCTGAAATCAACTTGTCTAGATTCAGCCAGTTCGCAAGCCGCTTTCGCCCTGTGGTTGTGCCGTATTCGCCACCCTCGCGGATAAGTGCGTCAATCTGCGGGTCTTCCCAAAGGGTTTCGGGGAACAGAGGATCGGTTCCGCTCTTGGTGTCGTATGCTTTGGCAACACCAATCAGCCTGTTCAGTTTTCTTGGGGAAAAGCCAATAGAACAAGCCCCGTAAGGCATAGTAGAACTGCTAGTAACATACGGGTAATCTCCGTGATCTATGTCTAGCCAAACACTCTGTGCTCCTTCACACAAGATGTGTCCGTCCAACTCTCCGTCCCACAACCAATCAGAAATGAAATACTCCGCTGCTCGCCGTCCGCAACGCAGCATCTTGTCTGCGTAACACGGGGCAATTCCTTGCTTGGTTGTTCCTAGATGAGACAGGTTCTTGGTGTCGTAATCAATATGTGCAGCAGTAATGATATGAGCCGCAGGTGAAATCTTGACAAGGCTGGTATCAAAACCTTCACTACGGAGGTAGCGAATCTCTTCAAAAAACTTATCGGTGTTAATCACACAGCATGGTCCAATCAAACACCGCTTGCCTGCAAAAATTCCTGAAGGGATGATATGGGTCTTGTGCTTCTTGCCGTTCACCCATACGGTGTGCCCTGCGTTTGGGCCGCCGTTCCAACGACACACCCAATCGTATCGGGGAGCCATTGCAGCAGACACCTTTCCCTTGCCTTCGTCACCCCATGCCAAACCGTACACCACATCAACGCTTTGAATCATTGTAGCCCCAATTCTTCGTCTAGTTGTGCGAGGCGGTCAAGTGCTTCCAATCTTTTGCGAAGTTCGTCGTTCTTGTCTGCTACCTTTTCGCACACATGACAACTGCCCTCAAAACCTTCTTCAAAAGACTTGATACGGTCTTCAAGACGAACAATCTCTGCATACGCATCAGAGATTGTGCGAATCACATCAGCAGGCAAATCTGTTCGTTTGCTCTGCTCTCGCAAGTGCATGGCTACATCATACTTCATTGCTCGTCCTCACTATCAAACTTTGGCGGTTCCGACTTCTTTACTTCAGACACAACACCATTCAAACTTTTTACAACTTTTGATTTTGGTGTGTTAAAGCAATCCCAACCTTGATTTTCGGCATGTTCAACTGCATCAGGACTAATGTAGGCAGACTTGCCACCTTTACCTGCAACAATCATACACACTTCACGCCGTGCCTCGTCACGCTCATTCTGCAACTGCTCACACTTTGTCACCAAATCTTCAATGTGAGAAGTAAGTTCTTCAATCGTATCAGCGGCTTCCCGACAACGCAGTTCCACAGAACGGTCATTGTTCAAGACGCTTCGTAACCATTCAACAATATCACTCATAGTATTCTCCGTTTAGTGCCCCCAGCAGGACTTGAACCTGCAACCTACCGATTAACTTACCACTTCGGTTTGCACCGCCCTTACGGTTCGTGGTCTGGACTTTATCTTCATCCGTTCTGGATGCCCGCCGTCAAGTCTCTACACCTTCCCTTTCGGGCTTGGCTCGGTATTGGGTCTTGTGACCGTCCACCGAATTTGACGGGATTCAGATATCGCATTCCTGCGAAACTGCTCCTATTATTTAAAGTCGGCTACTCTACCAATTGAGTTATGGAGGCTGAAATCCTTTCTCAAAACAGACTAGGCTGTTGTGAATCGTTTTCTACACGAATGCGGACACGCAAATCGTCCAACGCATCGGTAAGACGCATAATCAAATTTTCAAGTTCCAACGCGGTGTAACTCTCCACCATCTCAATGGTGTCCACTCCGAAAACTGCCACACACGGCTTGTTACCCTTGTGAGGATTGCGAACAATCTGCGTTCTGAAATGTGTGTTGTCCATTTAAATCTCCTTTAGCCACTTGTGTCTAGCAACAATTCCAAATTCTTTTCTGATGGGCTTGCCTTCACGGAAAGCCTGCATCATGTCCATGAGGAACATTGTAATGTGTTCGTCACCCGAAATCAAGACCTCATCGTGAAGAATCTCAAACAAATCCAAAGTTGCTTGGGCAGTCACAGGATACCGCTGCTCATCGTGAATATGAAACCACAGGGGCTTCTTCCGAGTCTTCTTTCGTACAGGCTTCTTCATCGCTTGAACAGATATTTTAGTCTGCTCCAAAAGTTTTCGTATTGGGGGAAACCCATAACTCCACGCTTCAGACTGTCCTGCCATCCACTTCCATCAGTCTCCCGCATATACTTTAGAATGCTTGCAGGAGGATACCGTCCGCTTACATCACGCCACGCATGGCACTCGTCAGACAGGATACGAACCTGCCGCAGCAGTTCTTCCTGCCGTTGCAGCAACCGCTCTTGGCACTCGCGGTCACACAGGCACATCAGGCTTCGTTGCCCCACACGGTGTTTAGTTGACGATTCACCCGAATGAAAGTTGTGCACTTGCTCAAATCCTTCAGACGAGACGCACCCACATAGGTGCAAGCAGAACGCACACCGCCAAGAATCTGCTGCATCACGCCGTCCACCGAGCCGATATGGGGAACCACGACCCGCTTGCCTTCGGCTGCACGATAGGTAGCCACGCCTCCCGAATGCTTGTTCATGGCTTCTGCGGAACTCATTCCGTAGAACACCTTGCCGTCTTCGGTGCTTTCGCCTGCCGCTTCGTCTGTGCCTGCAAACATCCCACCAATCATCACAAAGTCCGCACCCGCTCCAAATGCCTTGGCTACATCACCGGGACAGGTGCATCCACCGTCCGACAGCACATAGCCACCTAGTCCGTGTGCGGCATCAGCACACTCCATGATGCACGACAATTGCGGGTAGCCAACACCTGCAACCTTTCGTGTCGTGCAGACTGATCCTGGACCGATCCCGATCTTGACAATATTTGCACCTGCCAAGATAAGGGCTTCGGTCATTTCTCGTGTCACCACATTGCCTGCAATCAGGACATGTCGTGGGAAAGTCTTGCGAACAAATTCCACATATCGCACAAACTTTTCTGTATATCCGTTAGCCACATCAATACAAATAAATTGAATATGGCGATGGGTGTCAAGAATGTCTTGTGCCTTTTGGAGTTCATTCATGTTGGAGTTGGCATCACCCATACCCATTGTGTACACCACTCCACATTGCCCCGAATTCTTCCGGAGCCATCCAAACATTTCGGTGTCCCACTCGTCCTTGCTGTAGTACTTGTGAACAGCACAGAGTGCACCGTGCTGCTGTAGAGCGGTTGCCATACCGAAAGTTCCGATGGTGTCCATATTGGATGCCATGATCGGTACACCTGTCCAAACGGCTTCACCGTTAGGAGTCTTGAACTTGAAGGTGCGATTCAGATTCACCTTGCTGCGACTTTCAAGATTGCTACGCTTGGGGCGAATCAGCACATCAGCGAAATCCAACTTTACATCGTCTTCAATCTTCATGGCGAACTCCTTTCACAATGCGGGTTGGGAGGATCGAACTCCCGTGACGGGTTTGGAAAACCCGCGTAATAGCCACTATACGAAACCCGCAACTACTTATCTCGCTCGGGAACTGACCCGAACTGCCCTCCGAAGGTTCTCTCGGTCGTCCGCACGAACTGCAACAAATTCAGGTGCAGTCTTGTGCGACCAATCCATAAATCCCACAAATCCCACCTCACGGGAACACGCCACACAGGTAGTAGTGTGGGGCAGTGCTTCCAACCGCAGAGGAGAAATCTCGCAACCACAAGTATCACAATTACGCATGGGCGTACCTTTCAAACTTTTGCTTCACGGTGCGGCACTCTACACGAGCCTCGCCGTCCTTGTGCATTCGTCGCTGCTTGAGAATAGCCTTGTTCCATCCGAACGGCTTGCACACTTGCTGACGCGAGCGGGAGACTGCTGCTCCTTCGCGTTCGGCTTCAAGGTCAAAACGGTCAATCACTCGCTTGGGCATACATGTAGTATACCCTATAACGGGAGGCTGTCAAGCGGCAGAGTATTTGATTGTAATATTTAAGTAATTTAAAAATTACATCAAACTTAAAACTGAAAATGTATTACCACCGCCCGGATCAGCGTAACTAACACCAGCAGCAACAGCAGGAGTTATTATTACTGGATTTTTTGGAAATGCCAGATTTCCAACACCGTATCTAAACCAAGCAGTAGCACCGTTGGTTCCTGTAACATGAACCACATCAACTCTTTGACTGCCTTGATAGCCCAGACACAGCATCAGACCACGATTAGTTTGTGGAGAAAAATATGTGACACCGGGTGGAATAGGTTTTGCGTAATTATACTTGTCCATTAAGAAATCCCAAAGGCATTGGTTGTCCAAGGTGAGCCGAAAGACACTCCCCACATACGAATAGGAACAAGAAGGCTTGTTACTCCGGGGAGACTGATTCGTGTTGAATATGTTTTTCCACTCTGGTCAAAAGTAATAATATCTACGGGTGCGTTGTTGCTGCATACTCCAGAGTGACAAATATACACCCCACGATTGGGATTAAGTTTTTGCCCACTGACTGCTGTTTGTGTTGTTTGATACTTGTCCATTAAAACAACCCCGAAAATCCAGATCTAGCAGAAGTAGAAACTGCACCTAGACCGTACACTCTGAACGGCAAAACAAAATTTTCTGCTGAACTATGATGAATATACGACTGAAAGGTTGCTCCGGTTACTCCTTTCAGAATAACATAAGTAGCGGTTAGTGCGGATGCAACAGTTACTCCTGTTGTCATAAACAGCCCATTAGCACCAGTTTCAAAAGCAGTAGCACCGGGAGTTGCATTTATTTGGTCTGACCAAGTAACAAATTGTTTTGCAGATTTATATGTGTCCATATTAGACTTTCAATATGCTATTAAAACCGACATTGGACTACTGCCGTAAGACGCACCCGATATACCCCAAACAGTAAGAGGAAATATTTCAGTAGTAGCCACACATACTCTGTTTGCTTCAGTAGCACCACTGGCTGTATAGGTGTATAAATCAACTGTGCAACCAGCACCACCGCCAGTAAAAATTACCGCTCTGTTGCCTTTTGGTATTCCAGTTACCAATAAAGGCTGACCAGTAGTCCACGAATACTGTTGAAATCTGTGGTATATGTCCATTTTAGAAATAGTAGTATAGTTGGTGTTGAGAAAGACCAGTAGATAATGGGTCTAAATAAATAGTAGGGTTTCCGCTAACTCCTGCAATTTCTATTGGAAAATATTGAGAAGCACCCAATGGAATAGCAACTCTTTGGTAAAAGGTTACGCCTCTTGCGTCCCTCAACAAAACATCAAATTGAGTTTTCCAATAGTAATTTTGCCCTGATGTGGTAGAACCACAAGTTATACAAAATCCTTTATGGTTTGGTGGAGCATCAGCACCAAAAGTTCCAGTCTGAACAAAACTGTGAACTTCTGATTTTGCGTTATGTACATGCCATGCGGATAAGGGCATATGTTCTCCTTGTCCTTTATTTATAAACAAAGAGGGGACGGCATTTCTGCCGTCCCGTCCTGCCCGTTCAGATGCGGGTGGGCTTCCCCCACGGCTTCAAGCCGCCATTGCCATTCTGTTGGCAATTATGGTTTACAACTGGTTTTTGACGAGGCGAGTTGCCTACCCCGAATGCCTCTTGCTTCTGTACTCCACGCCAGTCGAGTGCCTGTACAGCCCCAAGAAGGTTAGGATGGATTACACCATCTGTTCGGCTGTGTCGGTCAATTCAGTAGACCGTTTTACGCCGATGCGAGTCTTGTCAACTCCGCGTGTTCACACCACGCCGCTAACCGTTTGAAGTGGAGCCGAGGGGAGTCGAACCCCTGTCCTGATCGTGTTTCTATCCGCCGTCAACAGCATTACTGATATTTAGCGATTTCTCGTTCCCATTTGGCATCAATCCGATGAGGCATGGGAAAGTGCTTGGCTAGCCTGTGTGCACGGAGACGAACCGCTCGCGGCACACGAGGAGTCTTCTTGGGGTCAAGCAGATCGTAAAGAAACTGCCTAACGCCATTCAGACTGTTTACTTCTTCATGCGGTAGTGTCATTCTGTGCCTGTGCTTCCTTTAAAGCCTTGAGCAGTTCTGCGTACATGGCTTTCCATGTCTTGAGGGGAATGAATGCGGGATGCCCTGCGGCTTCATCCCACACCCACCACCCCTTGGCTTTGTCTGAAAGGTAACGGAACATGGCTGCATCAAGAGCATGAACTCCTGCATCGCCGCCCTCCCACTTGAGGATCATGCCCCAAATGGTTACTTCCAATCCGTCTTGCCATCCTGCCTGATAAGCGTCTTCGCTCCAATCACGCATCACGCGGAGTAGTGCGTGTTTTGCGACTTCGGCTTCGCTTGGCTTTTTGCTTTTTACCTTTGCCAAAAATAGCCTCCCAATTCTTTGACCAAGTGTTGTAATCAACGGGACGATACCTGTCACCTTTGCCTGCCGAATGCTTGCCACCCATCAGCGAACCGTTGGGCTAGCCGAAGCAGGAAGCGGTGTGGACGATTGGGCGAAACGAGTCTCAACCGCATCCACGAGCAGATCGTTCACCATTTGGTTGAAAGTGCAGTCATTGGCGTGAGCCAACTTTGCAATCTTCAGAAAGGTGGCATCACCCACCTGCATGTCTAGTGAAATTGTAGTTGTCTTCTTTGGTGTTGCCATTTCAATCTCCAATGCTTTTTCCATTAAGGCTGTACGAAACCACTTCACGAGCACACTCACTCACCCACAACTCGTGTGGGTTGCATCCCCATTCCTTTACGGCACGGAGGATAAGACTATTTAGGTTGGTGTCCCGATCAAGTTCCACGATGCCGTCAGGATTTCCTTCCTGTGCAGCAATTGCATCTTCACGGGTGGCAAGGCAGAGTGCCCATTCGCCATCCGAAATATAATCAATAATTGCGTGCTTCTTCTGACTTTCGATTTCGTAAGAGTCTTGGTACATGGTTTCCTTTCGTGAATAGGCGGTTCAGGTGTCGATCCTGAATGAACCTGGTATAAGCAGGTCTGCGAAGCCGTCCGCCCACCGCCCAGTGGTTGCCCTAGTATAGACGCAT